TTAATGATTGTGCTTTTTATGAATATCCTTTACAAGGCAAAGTTTCTTAATGTCGGCAATCTTAATAACAAATGGTGCATATTTAAGCCTGTTGCCTATCATCTCCGTCGAATTATCTGAATGTGCAATAACTTCATCCTCGTTGTCTCCTGCAAGCAATCTTTTATACATACGATAATCACCCCACTCAATATAGTAGACCTCTCCCGGAAGTATTTTTTTATCATGGATAATCTTCAACGCCACCCAGCAACCGTTTTCGAGATAGGGATACATGGAATGACCCCAGACTGGCAGCGCAAAATCACAGTCCTCAATGCCTGGAAAATTCATACGGCCCACAGGCTCTTTATCATTAATATCATTATAAACCTCAACTCCTGTGGCGGTAGCGGTTATTTCGTACATTGGAATACCTTCCGATACTTTCGAAATCATCTCATTTTTAGAAATTGCTGTATATTTTTTTCCCGACAAGAAATCATTGTATTTTTCTTTGAATATCTTTAGCTTTTCTGTATCTATGTTTTGCCGGCTCTTTATAATTTCAGTAATAGAGCTTGGCGAGTTGAATCCCAATACTTCGGCCAGTTGGGTGTTTCCGCTAAAAGCCTTTCCTTTAAGTTGATTATATAATATAATGAACTCCAGCGTTTCGGGCCGGATAGTTTTAATTTTAGCGGGTTTCGACACGTAATCCATAACAATAATAAATTTAAATATTTTCTTGATTATATTAAAGATATTTCTTTATATTTGTTGTGTTAAATCGTACTAAAGTACCTAAATTTATTTTACAAACAAATATGAATATTACAGAATATAAAGAAAATTTATTTATAGGCAGATCACCGCCGTTTTGACCAAATTGTAGCGTAACAAAACAAAATCTTAAACCTTTAAATAATAAAACAATGCATATAGCCTATTTTTCTGTCGACACAATTGATTCAAATTTAATTTCACCAGGGAATGAGCCAGATAAACAAATTAGTAGCGAAGCGCAGCTTCGTTATTTGGCCTATCAAGCCGTTTGCAGTAAATACAGCGATGAAATAGCTTCTATACAGAAATACATTCCTGGTTGGATGCCAAAGTTTTGCCGATAACAACACTTACCGCACCAAGCATTCTCGGGGACTACTCATAGGATCACAATTAATAAGTGCAATCATTATATAACAAACAAACCAATTAAAATGATAAAGATACCTCAAAAACTAAAGGACAAATTGTGGTGGCTCATAATTTCTGTTGATTATGATTACAGCCGCATTACAATAGCCGAGAACGAACTAGACGAAGATATTTTAACGCTGTGGCTGGAAGACAAGCAAGATTTTAAAAACTCGCTCAACGAATGTTTGAAGATTGAGATCCCAGCAAAACAATTTGCGAAAATAATCAAGGCCGAAGACTTGAACAGTTACGAAGGTGCCAAAATGCATCCCACTAAGAACTTTGTTTATAAAACGCGGATTGAAATAAATAACCCTATTGATTGGTATAAAGATGATGCCTCCCTCACAGAAAGGCAGTGGGCTCGTGAAGCTGTATTAAAATTATTACTTACCCAGCTTGTTGAGACTGAAGCCATGAGTATTGATGAGTGGTAAATTATAACTTAATTATGCCAAATGGCATTTAATTCATATTGATAGATAAAAACGAAAAACATACACCATGCAAATGAAACACCTAAAAACCTGGCTTATAGTTATTTTTATGGCCGCAATTCTGGCTTTGATGTTAATAATTACAAAACACTATAATGTTGAAACGGAATTTCAGCAAAAGATTTATGACCACTCAGAAATAAAAGATACGGTTTAAAACGGTTGGCTTATTTCAGGGTAGGGCAACTTAACAAAAAAGCCCCCCGATATATCCCGGGGAGCTTTTCAAATAAAAAAATACGATGAGTAAAGATTAATTTTTTCTAAAATTTCCTTTGCCAGCGCTATTAAAACCAGGGCCTTTGTCTTCTGCTATATTTACTGTTATTCTGCGGCCATAGTAACTCGCGCCATTCATACACCTGATTGCTTCTTTGGCTTCATTGTCGTTTACCATTTCAACAAAACCAAAACCCTTACTCTCTTTTGTTTCACGATCTTTAATAATTCTGAGCGATTTTACCGGCCCAAAATCACCAAAAACAGCTGTTAATTCAGCCTCATCCACTTCTAGTGGGAGTCCTGCAATAAATACTTTCATCAATGTTTTTAAATTTATGTAAATGTACGCAAAAAGCCGGAATATTCAGCGTTTCAGGTCCCAAAAACAGCTTCTGTAAGGTTATTATTACTTAGTGATTACTAATTCAGAGGTAGTCTTTTTTGTCTCGATGTGAAAATATCTTCCATAAAAATAGCTGTAGAGGGAAGACAATGATTGAATCAAAAATCGTATAATTATAAATATTGGTGTTATTTTAAATGCAAATCAAAGCTACCCTCAATTTTATAGAAAGGTGTATTTGCTTTGTCGTCTTTAGCCAAAAAAGTAACGAAAGTTCCTTTGGCGAGTTCGTTTCCCTGGTTGTATTGAATGATGTTAATATTTCCGAAATCTTTTTGACCAGTGTACCGGCTTAAAGAATATTGTAGACCTGATTTATTTTCGTCGGGCTTTAATAAAAGCTGGCTCCCTGCGATTGTACGGATAGTATTACTGCTTACAAAACCGGCTGAGCTGACACCGAAGCTCAAGGTGTGCTCTTTATTAATAGCTGTAATGCCAAAATACCTGTCAGTGTCATCAGTTTGCACATTAACAAAAGCGATAGAATCCCGGCTGGCATCAAAAACATAGGTTGAATCTTTAAATTTAACGGTAAGAATGCCGGCGGTGGCAAGATAGTTACCAGACGAGGTAGTAATGGTACTTATTTTTATGCTATCAGTATTAAGGTTTGCTTTTTCCATGCTATTATCCTTTAAATCAGGATCTTTCTGGCATGATGAAATCGCCACCAGAAGAGCCATGAAAAAGAAAAATAACAGCTTAGTAAACCTTACCTTTTGCATATTTAAATTATTAATTAAATCTACTAATAACTAACGAATTTAAAAAATCAATGGTTGCCCTAAATTATAATTTAACTCAAGTTTTAACATTATTTAACTTTATTACACAACCCATAAAGTTAAATTAAATTTTAGCCAGGATTTAAATTATTTGCTAAAAATATTTGCATTTAACGTCAATTAGTCGTATCTTTACATATGTACTATGCCAAATGGCATTTTAATCATAATCGTCACAATGCCTAAACATCCTTTTAAAACTTCAATCGAATTGAAAGAACGTATTGATGCCTATTTCGACTATATAAAAGGTGAACCTGATTTAGAACACAGTTCGGTTACTGAATCTAAAGCTAAGGCCAGTTCAAAACAAAACGTGTGGATACGCGAACCCGAACCGACAACTTTTACAGGGCTTGCAATTTTTCTTGGTTTTCACAGCAAAGAGGCTTTTGAAGGATATGAGCAGAATGGCAGGTTTGCAAGTGTTTTGAAGCAGGGCCGTTTGCGCGTAGAGGAGGCATATGAAAAGAGACTTCTTTCATCACCCGCAGGGGCGATATTTGTGTTGAAAAGCGAAGGTTGGAATGAAAAAGCCAAACCCAAAAAAGAAACTAAATCAGGCTCAAAAAGCTTAAAAGTAAAAATTTTTGAAGCAGGTCCAAAACCGGCAGAAACAGAAAAGGATGTTACCTTATAATCAAGACGGGGAACTAGAATTTCAACTTAAACAAAAATAAATAATAGGAGGCTAAATGACTATTTGGAAGGAATTTGCGGCTTCCGTTCTCTTTAAACAAAACTACAATGCTGTGGCTTATATTGTGGTTGATCAGGGTGGCACGAGCTCGGGTAAGACCTATTCTATTTTACAAGTTTTATTTAGCCTCGCATGCGAAACAGAAAAACAGGTAATAACAGTTGTAGGACAAGATTATCCCAACCTTAAAGCCGGAGCATTGAGAGACGCGATGACTATTTATTATTCTTCTGAAATTTTGCAAGCTATGGTAAAAAGCATAAATAAAACAGACCGGATATTTGAATTTACCAATGGCTCGATAGTAGAATTCAAAAGCTATGGTGATTCGCAGGGCGCCAAATCGGGCAAGCGGGACTACTTATTTATAAATGAGGCTAATGGGGTGGATGTTGCTGTTTTTAATGAATTGGCATTGCGGACGAGAAAAAGGATATTTATAGATTATAACCCCAATTGTGAGTTTTGGGTACATGATACTTTATTGGGAAGACCTGATGTTCAACTAATCATATCTGATCACCGGCATAATCCTTTCTTGGAAAAGCACGCAAGGGACAAGATAGAATCATTAAAAAAAACGGACATAGAACTTTGGCGTGTTTATGCCCGGGGACTTACCGGAAAAATAACGGGATTAATTTTTAACAACTGGCATATCTGCGAAAAAATTCCCGAAAACGCCAAGTTACTTGCTGCCGGCCTGGACTTTGGTTTTACCAACGACCAAACAGGTTTTTTACTAGTCTACCGCCAAAACGGTGAGCTATGGATTGACGAGATATTGTATGAAACAGGGTTAACAAATCCTGATATATCTGCCAAACTAATAAACGCCGGAATAAGCAAAAACGTTGAAATTATTGCAGACAGCGCTGAACCAAAATCAATAGAAGAGTTGCGTCGGCTTGGGTGGCGAATTTCGGGCGCCAAGAAAGGAGCGGATAGTATTAAAAACTCGATAGATATTCTTAAGCGTTATAAGCTAAATATTACCCGGCAAAGTGTCAACCTGCGAAACGAATTGGGACGCTACAAATGGAAAACGGGAAAGTCAGGAAAAGTTGTAAATGAACCGGTTGGCGTGTGGAACCACCTAGTTGATCCATTGCGTTATGTTGCACTAAATAAATTGAAAATCAATAATCTTAAGACACCAACAAGCCGGCTACCCTATAAAAATGAAAAGCCGGCAGCTTCAAACGATATGGAGCTTTTATAAAAATATTCGGAGAATATAATGAAAGAGCACACGAGTTAAACCACAAGCAAAAACCAGAATGATTCAGAAAACACTAAAAACTATTGGTAGTAAGCTTACCATCAGAATACCGACTTTGTTAAATGAGGTTACATTAGGACAGATGACGGCGATGCAGGAGATACCTGATCTCAACGATCTGGATGCAATTTCGGTCCTGTCGGGAATACCCATTGAAGAGCTACATAATGTACGAAATATCAGTGATTTTGATGTGTTTCAGGATCCTGTTCAGTCGCTCTCACATCAAATCAAGCATCTTTATAATAGCGATGCGGTCCCAGCCAAAGTGAATTTTTACTCAGACGAAGGAGATTCGGAAGTAAACGTTATGAGTAATCTATCAGTGGAGCCTTCTGGCGCTTTTATGGCAGCCAGGGAGATAATTGCTGAAGAAATAAATAAGCACATAGAGCGATATGGTGAAGCCGATTGGAAGGAGAACTTTAATCCCTCATTAAAATCTTGTTGCCAAATACTTGCCCATTACTTTTTTTGCAGGGTAACCAAAAAAAGATATAATGAATATGAAGCTGAGGAATTTATTAACAAAATAAAAAAGCTTAGGGTAACGGAGGCGCTGCCCATTGCCAAACATTTTTTTACCTCTTATCCCAGCTTATCGAAGCAGAAAACAAGCTTTTGGCTTCTTTTCCGTCTCAATTGGAGAGAAAGGCTGGGATTAAGTCATTCGAGAAGTTTAAATATATAAATACCGTTAATTCTTTGGCAGGAGGCGACATTACCAAATGGGCCGAGATATTAAATATGCCTTATGAACGGGTGCTAACCAAACTTTTGCTTAATAAAACAGAGGCAGAATATCAACGGCGATACAGCGAACTTTTGAATACACAAAATTAAATAACCATTAATCAATCAACCTATGCCCATCCGAAACCAAATTGAAGCCGTAGTTCAAACATTGACCGAAACCCCAACGTTCATTTATGGCACCGTTAACGAATTAAATACGCTGGCTGATGACAGCACGTTTCCTTGTGTATTTATGTATCCCCTGCAACCCATTAGTGTATCGCCGCAGGTAAATGGATCAGTCGACAATACTTTTTCAATTTATCTTGAATTTCTGTTCAAAACGGAATTTGATCAATACACCGCCAACAATGAGGTGTATGTAAATCTGGCACTATCAATGGCAAACGAATTTATTGTCAAAGCTTCAAAATACCGGGAGGGGCAAGGCCGGTATTTCAGGATTAAAGCCGGCGATCAGGCAAAATGTCTTCCGGTATATAATAAGTTCGATGTCAATACCACAGGGATAAATTTGACAATCAATTTAGCAACAATGTATTTCGACAGTTTTGGATGATATTAACGCTCAATATTTTAACCGACCTAGCCTAGCCGAAATCTTCATTAAATGATTAGTAACAAATGACCAAGGACAAAATAGTAGAGATGCTTGAATTACTCAAAACAGATGTAATAAATTCTATGCAAGCCAATGACAAATTTGTAACTGGGCAAACCGAGAAACAGATCACAGTAGTAGCAGAAGGCAATAGCGTGCAGCTTCAACTTCCAGAATATATGCTTGTTCTGGAGACAGGCAGAGGACCGACAAGTAAAGATGCAGCAACTGGAAATCCATCAATGATACAGCGGATACACCAGTGGTGCCGGGCGAGGGGGATTCCGGATAAAGCCGCCTGGGCAATAAAAAAGTCGATTGATAAAAAAGGATACCCGGGAAAACCAGGGATTTTCTCCGGGCCTCTTGGCGATGACAACATTAACCTGAGACTTGAACCGGTACTGGATGACATAGCCTCAATAGCCTGCGATGAATTGGTAAAATCATTGGCTTAAACCATAAAACCCTAATTCAATCAACAATATATTCTTAATTATCCAAAATGATAATAGCTAAAATTACTCCCGAAAATACCAGTGTCAACGGCACCCAGATAAATGGGATTATGGTTATTTCGCTTTACGACGCGATTACTGGACAACTTACAAATGGCAATAACATCATTGTGAGCTATACGCAAAATATTAACGGCGTAATTTCCAATCAGCAGGTAACAATTCCCGGGCAAGCTACAACAGTATACAGCGGTTTACTTAGTGATCAGGATCCACTAAGCCCATTTTTCACCACGTTTCAAATTACCAACGTCGGCGCTGTACCTGATCCCTCGCCACCTGTAAATACGTGTGACCTAATTATAAATTATGTCAACGTTGACAGTCCTGAATCAGCATCAGGTGCGACAGACGGCCAAATCACCGTAACAGCGACGTCAAGTTATTCGCCGATAACATATAGTCTCGACAATATTACTTTTCAGTCGTCGCCAACATTTGCCGGTTTGATCGGAGGCGTAAAAACAGTTTACGTTACTGATGCGAATGGCTGCAGCAATACTTTAGCAGTTACTGTTCCCTCAGTAAATAATTTGTTGGTTAGCGATCCGTCGGTTACTATAATTGGAGGAAACATATCTAGATGGAACTCCGCTTTTAATCCAATAGTTTTTACTTATCAGCGCAAGGACTTTGAAGTAACTTCGATTAGTTTAGACACCGTTAGCGGAAACGCCCAAGTAAATGTTAATTGCGATACAATACTTATAGCAAATGCCATTATTGCAAATAATCAAGCAATGGCAAACGCAGCACTTTTGAACATTGTATTAACAAATAATAATGCGGTATATGTTTACGTCAAAGCAGGACCTTATGACGGTGTATTCCAGGTCTTATCCGTACCCTCAATGGGAGTTTTGATATTAAACACACCATATATCTCAACAGCAACGGGCTTTATCAATATTAATTTATTGCGGCCATATTACCAGGTGCGAATGAAAATAACTTATCAGGACAATACTGGTCGGCAAAACAATATAACATCCACTAACCGACCTGATAACATCGGCTTAATTAAGGCCGACATCTCCAATTTTCTGCAAAGTTTACTTTCTCCAAAAGACGCTAGCGGCTATACACAACTCAACTTTCGCGATAATAACCTGAGCGCAAGTTATCAAATTGAATACGCCGAATATTGGGATGGTAAATTAAGCAGCAATCAAACGTTGAGTTATACGCCAATTTCAAACCCATATTATGTGTTATATGCGGCAAAACAATTAGGTGAGCGTTATGGCGGAAACCTGGCGGCTTATGTGCCATTCCAAACTGTAGCAGATAGCAGTCAATTAGCGAAATGGGTGACAGATTTTTCTGAACCAACTTATTCAAATGGTTATCCTTTTGATATTGGTTTTATTTACAGCGATGATCTCGTGGGCCAGCAATTGTATTGTGTGCTTACACCTTTGGATATTAATCGAAACCTGATAGTCGGGGGCTCACAAACCAGTTATTTATTAAATGATGACGACTCCTGGCTGCTAAATCAGGATGGCAGTAAATTAATTATTGCTGATCAGACACTGCTAAATATTCCAGTACCGGCGCAACTTGGCTTAAACAGGTTGCTTATCAATACAGATTTTGCCGATGATGTATATTATTTTACGCTGGCGCTTAAATATGAAAGCGGAGGTTTTACGTATACCGTTACGCAGACCCAGACGGTACGGATTGATGACGCTATAGACGAACAATCTGTTTACTTACGCTGGATAGGCTTAAGTGGAAGCTGGAATTATTACCGGTTCGTTTACAACCAGGAAGTTTCGCTCGATGTTCAAAATGCGGTGATTATAAAGAATTACGTGTTTGATTGGGAAAATCAGGACGGTATAGAAGAAGTGATCGGAAAAAGTGCGGGCCAAAAAATAAAGGTTATGGCCGAAGATATCTCCGTAGCTGACATAAAAGGATTACAATCACTAAAATATTCGCCAAAGGTTCAAATGCTGTTAAACAAAAATCCGGTTAAGTGGCAAACAATTGTCCTCAACACGGCCACGTTTGCCGAATATGAAACATTGAATGGTCAGGGGCCTTTTAGTGTGACGTTTAACCTGCCATCAATAAATATACAGACACAGTAAGAGTTTTAAAGTTGAAATGTTGGATTTTCAGCCTCACAACTTGAAAAGCTGAAACGACTTTCCAATTTATCCAATCAAAAAACATTACAACTTTCCAACCTTACTACATTTCAACTTCACCCAATGGACCAACTCCAATTATATTTAAACGATGAGTTAGTGGACTTAAGCAACGACAGCCCGATTGCGCTTACTTTTCAAATCAATGATCTGGCCGATGTGAAAAACCAGCAAGGAAACACATCAAACCAGTTTAAACTGCCGCTTACGCAACGTAACCGACGCATACTTGGCTTTCCCGATGATATAGCGGTTACCACCAATCTGCCCTATCAGAAATACCAGGCGAAGCTTATCCAAGACGGCCTGGAAATAATACCCTATGGTATAGGTGAACTAAATGGAATAGACCAGGATACAGCAAATATTACCATCCTTTCGGGTAATGTAGATTTTTTCGACGCGATAGATGGCAAGTTGTATGATATGGGCGACAGCACTTCTCAATGGAGTAGTTACGGTCAGAATTTAGTATGGCGGCCCTATGACCATACCTGGAGTTTAGATAATGCAGCAAATTCGCAAACTAAAACTGATGGCTGGATTTGGCCTGTAATTGATTACGGCTTAATGACTGATGATTTTACCCAACCCATCAACGTTCGGAATATGCGCCCGGGATTTTTCATCAAAACGGCTATTGATTTGTTATTGCAATCAGCAGGATATAAAGGTACTGGCTCGTTGCTGGTCGACCCACTTTATCCTTTATTAATTGCACAATTTTCAAACGGAAACTTTGAGCACGGTACTGACTACCAGAATCAACCTGATAACTGGGGGATTGCCGTCGAGAACTTAATGCAAACCTATTTAAATTATCCGAACGTTTTAAATCCAGCCGGCACGTTAAACTGGAATTCAATTAATAGCGACCCTTCTCAGCAATTTTCAGGGAATACTACTTTCACATCTAAACAGATAAATAATGTTATAATTACCGTGACATTACCTCATGTTCTTTTATATGGACGTATAACACCTCCTGATTTTTCGAGCACATTAAGCGTTTTTATAAGAATACATCGACCTGGGTTACCCGATATAACCCCAGCACAATTAGATTTCTCTTTTAACGGTTATGGCCCATACCCGCGCGATCCAAACGGATGGACAAGAGTGCTGGGTACAAACGGGAATAAAATTATCGGGTCGATGTCTTTTTATAATTCTGTACTCTCGTTTCAAACTACGTTGCCCGCCGGTGCAAGCGTTGATATTTATTATGAGTTTACTGGTTTTACCGGATCGCATGCCTACATATATCCAAACGCTACGTTTTCTGTTAAGAGCCAAAACGGGACGGTTCAATTTGGGCAAACGCTTCAATGTGAACGTATTTTTCCTGACATTTCACAAAAGGACCTCCTTAAAGATACCCTACAGCGATTTGGAATAGTTTGCCAAACAGACAACAATAATAAAACCATATCTTTCAATTCGTTTAAAGACATTGTAAATAATATCCCTATTGCCAAAGATTGGACAACCAAATGCCTGGATCAAGGTAAGCAGGTCACATTTCAACTAGGCAATTATGCGCAGGTAAATTACATGCAATACCAGGAAGATGCGAATATACTCCCATCGAAATTCGGTTGGTCGCAAATAAATATTGCAAACCAAACATTGGCAGCAAGTGCGCAATTGTTTGTGAGTCTTTTTGGAGTTACCTTAAATCGCCCGTTTTACGGGGGAACTATTTCACAAATCACTATGATTGACAATACAAGTGGCAGTGATGACTTTTCTATTGGCGTTACACCACGGATACTGATAGATCAAAAATTAAACATTGGCGCTTTAGGCAAAACTATTACGTTTACAGATGGCTCTGGAAATAATCGTTATATAAACGATATAATAAGTACACCGTACTTCTATAAACCCGACGCGCCGGAGCCACAAACTGGTTATGGTGCAGCAAGTTTATTATTTGATGACTTGAGAAAAAAATATTATCCCGACCTGGAAAAAGTACTTATGCAAACCAAAAAAGTGGTTCGGTTTATATCACTTACACCAAGAGATATATTGGAACTGGATTTGCTGACTCCTATTTATATCCAACAAGATAGTTCATATTATTATATCAATAAAATAAGCGCCTGGCGCAAAAGGCAGCCGACAAAAGTGGAATTGATAAAGCTGGGATAGTGAGAAACAGGACTTTTTATAGAATTAATTATGCTATTCAGCATATAAATCATTTTTAACTAAAAAATATGACAGACGACATTAACAAAAAAATACTGATCCAGGTGGAGGCCGAAACCAGCCAACTAAAGCAAAATGTGAGCGATTTAAACCAAACGCTTGATAGTTTACTCCAAAAGCAAAAACAGCTAAGTGATGCCGGCAACGAAAATACAAAGGCCTTCCAGGATATGGCAATGCAGGTTAAAACTGTGCAGACAGCAATTGACAACCACACCAAAGCAATCGATAATAATGTAAAATCGCTCAATACATCAAATGCTGCTTTAAATACATTAAGTTCAAGCTTTGTTAAGCTTAAAGATATATCTGGTACATTTGGATCAAGCTTGCAGGAAGCAGCGAAGGGATTTAATGCCTTAAAGAATAGCTTATCAAATACCGCAAATGAACAAAAAGCCGCCGACCAAACAGTTGCCATAAGAAAAACTGCTTTGCAGCGTGTTGAAGATTATGCCAGGCAGTCGGCCAATAAAATAGCTGCCAGTACGCTTAGTATACTTACAGGCAGCATAAAACGCCAAAGCGATACAAAAGTCGCCGCACTTGAAAAAGATAAAACTGCTGAATTAAATAACAGCAGCTTAACTTCTTCACAAAAGTTGGCTATTGAACAAAAATTCAAACAGCAGGAAGGACAAATCAAAGCAAAGGCGTTTAAAGGGGAGCAGGAAGCATCCATAGCGCAGGCTGTGATTAATGGCGCATTGGCAGTAACAAAAGTTACCGCGCAAAGCGGCGTACTTGCTCCACTTGAAGTAGGCGTAGTAATAGCCGAAACAGCCGCGCAGGTTGCTAAAATAACGGCACAAAAACCGCCCGCTTATGCACGGGGTGGTTTGCATTATTCGTCCGATGGGCGTGGAGGTGCATTGCCGGGATTTAGCAAAACTGATAATACAAATGCCTTTCTTCGTTCCGGCGAAGGTATCGTAGTTTCCGAGGCAATGCAGGTTCCGTGGGCACGTAACCTGGTAAGCGCAATAAATGTCGGCTTTGGCGGTCGTGATTTTTCAATAGCGAATACAGGCAGGGGTTATGCGATAGGCGGTATATTTACAGATGGCGGAGATGCAAACCGCTATTACAACCAGCCGGTAACCGATCAAAAAAATCTCGCCAATACCATTGCCTACCAGATGATCAATAATTTTCCTCCGGTTTATGTGGATGTTAAAGACGTGAATAATCAGCAAAATATATTGGCGCAAACTATTAACAGGGTGAATTTATGAGGTGAAAGGTTAAAGGCGAAAGCTGAAAGGTTGTGCCAGCTTCAAAACAATATTGGCTATTTGAAACTCCAGTTATTAGTTATGCCAGCGTACTCATATTCTGCCTGGTCTTTGGCGTCATCAGTTGTTTCATGCCAGGTGTCTGCAAACTCAACCCACTGATCATCGCAATAAAAAAGATAACAACCGTCATCATTCTCGTATTTACAAATGACCAGCCCGTAAGCAACCCCCAATAACTCGCCATTTGCATAATGTTGAGTATTATAAGTCGGCAAACATAGGTTAACCACAGCGTAACAGATAACGTTGGCACTGCCAATAACATCAGGTACATCTATTTTAAACATTAACTAAAACTACCAAACTAAAACATGACTATCAAACTTGCAAATACATTATTCGACGATGGTATATTCTCAGCCATGTACAAAGCCGGGTTTATCACCGACAAAGTTTTTATATATCGTGAGATATATCTGTGGGTAAACGCACAGGTTAATGCTCGTGGAATCAAAAAGAACCAGGCTGTATTGGAAGCTGAAATAAAATTTATGAAAGATGAACGCACCATTTGGCGGGCGATGAATAGTTTTGAGGACGGTCAATAAATTAAATCTGCTTTTTTATTTTCTTATTAGTAGCTTAGTTTTCTAAATCCTTTATCACATGAATAAAGTTTCATTATTAATCCTGCTGTTAATTTTTTGTTACGGCTGTTCACATTCACAGGTAACACAAGTACAAGCGAAGGTGAATCCTGAAGCCTTAAAGCTAAATAATCAGGCTATGCAATTGTACGCCAACTCCCTTGGGATAAATGATCGTAACAAGACATTAGAGCAGGCGGTAAATCTGCTCAATAAGGCAGTAAAGATAGATAGTGGCTATTTTAGAGCCAATTGGAATAAATGTCTTATTCAAAATACTATGAAACAATACGATAGTGCGCTCGTGACAAGTAAACAAATTTTAAAACTTAGACCGAAAAATGTTGACATCCAATTGATGGTTGGAACGGCATATGAAAGAGCGGGAGATACCGTATCTGCAGCAAAATATTATACAAGCACGTTATTAACGTATAATAATATACTTGACACAATGAGTATTAAAAATGAAGCATATAAAACCTTGAAAGTGGGAAAAGCCATTACCCTGATTATGCTACATCAAGATAAGAAGGGCTACGATATGTTTAAAGAACTTTATACAACGGAAACCGACCCAAATTATAAGCCGATGTATCAAAATTTTATAGGTTTGACCAGGCACGATTTTCTATATGGACCGGAGGAAAAGGTAACGAGTGAGGATCCAATTCCAATAACCCATTAAATAGAGGATGTCAATCCGAAGGAGTTATTTTACAGCTCAAAATTGGGTTGATTTAAGCTCAAACTTATACAATTCTGACCCACAAATTAAAATTATTTGAGCTCTATTTCCTTGATTCTAAAAATATAGCTCAAAACACCCAAGAATAAAGCTCAATTTTTAGATTTTTTGAGCTATATTTGATTGCACAATGAGCTTTAAAGTATTCCAATGATTGATTTTAATAAAGACATACTAAAATTCATTACTGATTATCCATCGCGTTCCTCTAAAGAAATACATGATGGATTGAATGCAGCCATAGGATATGCCACCGTAAAGCGAATATTAACTAAGCTTACGTCCGATGGTCTAATCGCCCCAGAAGGAAAAGGAAAAGGAACAAAATACCTGATCAGTCCGTCGTACGAATTATTAAGTCCCATTGATATAGATGAATATTTTAAAAAAGAACAGGACGAACGAGAGATTAAAGACGGGTTCAACCTATTACTCATTACAAATGTTTTAAGTAAGGCCAAGTTATTTACCAAAGAGGAAGAGAAGAAACTTGAGACATTGCACGAGAAATTTAAAAATAATATCTCCGGCATGTCTACAGCGGAATATGATAAGGAATTGGAACGTTTAGCGATAGATTTAAGCTGGAAGTCATCTCAAATAGAAGGCAATACCTACTCGCTCTTGGAAACAGAGCGCTTACTTCTCGAAAAAGAAACGGCTGCCGGAAAACCGAAGGATGATGCAATTATGTTACTAAACCATAAGGACGCAATAAATTTCATTGTTGCTCACCCTGATTATGTGGTACCTTTAACTATCCGTGGAATAGAGGATATCCATAGCATATTAATTAAAGAGCTTGGCGTCAACCGCAATATCCGCCAGAGGAGGGTAGGTATTTCCGGCACTAACTATAAACCCCTGGATAATGAACACCAGATTCGCGATGCTTTAATTGATATGTGCAATTTGATTAACAACAAGGAAAATGTGTTTGAAAAATCCCTCCTTACCTTAGTTTTACTTTCCTATATCCAGGCATTTGCCGACGGGAACAAACGAACAGCCCGTATAGTAAGTAACGCAATATTGATTGCATATAAGTATTGTCCCATTTCATTCAGGACCGTTGATTCCATAGAATACAAAAAGGCCATGCTGATATTTTATGAACAAAACAACATTAGCGCCATTAAAGAAATATTCAAAAGTCAATTTGAATTTGCGGTCAATACTTATTTCTAAGAAGACTCTATTCGTCAAATAGTATTTAGAACAATAACCGACAAAACACTGTCACCATCTAATAAAATAAGTATCCTGACCTTTGAATTATGCCAATCAGCATAATAATCATTACTGACAAAACGCTGTCACCACCGGGTTAAAAGATTGTCCCGATATTTGAATAAACCAAGTCGCTATTCTGACTTCAATTTTCAGAATCAATTTTCACAACCAATATTAACATTCAACTTTCGGACTTTTCGTCCCGATAATTGTCGGGATCCGGACTTTCCGACTAAACCCAAATCAATGAACTATAAAATTTACCTGTACGATACCGACACAGACTGCATCGGCTCCGGCGGCCTGTCATCTTCAAGTGTTCAGCAACAATTAGAAGCTGCTGCAGGCCAGGATGTGGACGTTCACATCAGTTCAGTAGGTGGCAGCGCATTTGATGCTATTGCCATCTATGATCTGCTTAAGAAATATCCGGGTACGGTAACAACCTACATCGACGCCCTTGCTGCCTCCGCAGCTTCTATAGTAGCCATGGGCGGTAAAAATGTGGTAATGAGCAAATATGCCCTCATAATGATTCACAAACCAATGGTTGGCTCTGGTGGCAATGCTGATGAGCTTTTAAAAGATGTGCAACTGTTAAACATAGTCCAGTCGCGCCTGGCGCAGATATATATTGATAAAACAGGGTTGGACGGAGTCACCGTTAATAGTTTAATTGACTCCGTCACCTGGCTATCTGCCGACCAGGCGCTCGATCTGGGTTTTATTGATCAGATAGAGGATTACAGTTCATCTGTGTCAAACAGCGCTATAATTGAAAAATACATAAGTACAGCACCTGTATTTTATAAAAGGTATATCAACAAAATCTTAACCAAAAACAGCAACATGAACATTGAAAACAAAGAACTTATCGAAAAAACCACGTCGGTTTTAGATAAGATTGTGAATTTCTTTAAAAAGGTGGTAAACAAACAAACCATTACCGACAAAGGCGCTCTGCACCATACCGGAGAACTTGATGAGGGCACAGAAGTTTACCAGGATGAAGACATGAGTAGTCCCGCACCCGAAGATTGTTATACCACGTCGGATGGCAGCAAAATCGCTGTAAAAGGCGGCCAGGTACAAAAGGTTTTGCCGTCAGAAACTGACCCCAATGCTACTGATGATGATGATGACAGCGAAACCATTGACAAGCTTAAAAACTCAAAAAAGCCTTTTAACGTTCAAAATAGGTTGAACCAGGTAAGAGCAAAGCTTCACGCTCAGAACGCATTGTTAAATGAAGCTAAAGAAGCTCTTGAAGCCGCCAATATACGCCTGGAGAAAACTCGTGAAGATATAAAAAACGAAATCCAGTCGAACTTTACTCCCGAAGGCTCCAAACGCAGCAACAAAGCAAAATCAGAACCTGTACCATTCTTTGCTCCTCAAACCACACTCGCTCAAAATGCGGTGAGAAAAGCGGTTGCCCCCTAACCCCCTAAAGGGGGAATAATTAATTCCAGTTCAAAAAAATTCGTCCCTACAAATAAATTAATTAATCAAAAGCTCCCCCTTTAGGGGGTCGGGGGGCAAATAATCAAATCCCTATAAATTAACCAATCAAAAGCTCCCCCTTTAGGGGGCTGGGGGGCAAACATTTTAAAACATGGCTCAATTTACATTTACAAACAATACCTATGCCGGCGAAGCGTTGGCCGGGTTTATGGCAAGCACGCTCCTGGAAGCTGATTCAGTAAAGCGCGGATTGTTAACCGTTATTAACGACGTGAAAGCACGAAAAGTAATACTCGATGTTGATGACAACGTCGTGCTACAAAATCCTTCGGGCATATTTAATGATCAGGGAACAACGGCGCTGCAAAATGAAAGTTACCTGGATCCTGTAGTGTACGAATTTATGAAACAGGAACAATGGGATAAACTTATCCAATCTTGGGAAGCGCAAAGTTTAAAACCCGGTGCATTTTTGGATTACGAAGGAGTGGTAGACTTGTCCGACTTTATGGTACAGCGTTATCTCACCAAAATACAGATCGCTAATGAGCGCTTATATTGGTTAGGTAAAGGATCGACGAAAGAGGCTACGTTTACAGCTTCGTTTCCGGGGTTGCTCCCAACTATTGCAGCGGCCTCCGGAGTTTACAAAGTAACCTTAGGAAAACCGGTAACCTCCATGGCAGCCACAGCCATTGATGCTACCGGGTTAGTAACAGTAGCCGACACATCAACACTATCTGATGGCGATGTTGTAACTATTACCAACTTAACCGGTACCAGCAAAGACACTACCAACGGTACACCGGGTATTGTGTTGCAAGGGCAATCGTACTTTATTCAAATAGCAAGCGCTACTACTTTTAAACTGGTGCGCAACTACAATGAAATAAACAGTCGCCTTGCTGCAACTTTCTCCGGTACTTCAACCGCGGCTACTATCAGCTATATCAATGTAAGCAATGTACTGCAGGTTTTGGGAAGCGTTTACGCACAACTTGACCCGGCAGACCGTATCCAGGAAGACTTTAACCTCCAGGTGCCGTTACACGTTGGTTATGCTTATGCCCAGGCCCAGGCTAACAAAGCGCTAAACGTTATCAACGCCTTTACCGATATGAAAAAGATGGACTACCTCGGTTTACCGTTACAGATCATGAACCACTGGCAGGCAAATACCATACTCGGCGCACGTTCATCAAACTTGTTTTTAGGGGTAGACTTATTGGGCGATGCTTCAGAATTGTCGACCGTTTACCTGAAACCGTATACCAACGATAACGTGGTTAGGATGAAAGCCCGTATGAAGGCCGCCGTAAATTACAAATTTGCCAACGAGATTTTTTACTTATCGGCTTAGTGAGCTGTTGATTGGTTGATCAGGTGAGTGGTTAAAACCTAAGCTTTATCAACCCAATTCAACCTGATCAACTTAATCAACAATCTAACTTAATCAACCAACTTATGTCAATTTACACTAAAATAAATGCGGGGTTCAGTTTGGCAACTTCCCCGCCCGTTACGGCGGGAATTGAAGATGTGATTTACATCTTTAACCAGGCCGACTTTACACTTACATACAGTACCATTAACCCACTAATTGTTACTGGAATAGCGGCCATCGGTAGCGCAAACATATATAAGTTTGAAGGCACCAACAATAGCTTCAACACCTTGTCGAAACTTGCAAAAACTTCCGTTGGGCCACGCTATACAGAAGAAATAGATTTTAACGTGGCAGGTTTATCGGTCGATATCAAAACACAGCTGATGGCAATGGGCTACGGCCGCGTTTGTGCCATCGCGGTAAATAACTACAATTCCAGCGATTCGGCAATAGAATTATTCGGGGCCGTTAATGGTTTGATCCTCACAGATGCCGAACGCAGCGCTGCTGATGAAACACTTGATGGCGGTTATAAATTAAAACTAACAAACCCCGATAAGCTAAGGGAACCATACCCACCGCGTGCCGTTTCAATCGCCCCAACAAGCGGCACTGCCACCTATGCTACCACAATAGCAGCTATTGAGGCGTTGGTATAGCCCCCTGGCCCCCTAAAGGGGGAAGTATTATTTTGATCCAATTAACTACATGAATAAAATAACAATTAAAAACTCCCCCTTTAGGGGGATGGGGGGCTTATGAAAACTTACCTGCCTCAAATTGAGCGACGAATATTAGTGAGGCCGAATCAAACATTTGGCATACTCAATTACGATCTGGATAATGCATATCCGCAGCGCATGCTCGAGTTGGTTGCCGCTTCGCCTACAGCTAAAGACTGCTGGAACAAGCGGGCAAAATTTATTTCGGGAAATGGTTTTAAAGAATCGGCTCTTGGAAAGCAAATTATTAATCCTAAGGGACTAACCCTTGCAAAATTATTAAAGGCAGTAGCTGCTGATAAAGCATTATTTACAGGTTTCGGCATACATGTGAACTACAATGCGAATTTTCAAATAGCATCAGTAAATTATGTAAAATTTGAAGACATCCGCATGGCTGACGCTGATAACCCGGATACCTCAGACAAGTATGCTATATACCCCGACTGGGGACGTAAAACCTGGAAAAACATCACCCGAAGCAAAATCGTTTTTATTGATAAATACGATCCCGATAAGAAGGTAATAAAAAACCAGGTAATTGCCGCGGGGGGATGGGAGAATTATAAAGGGCAACTATATTACTTCAATCCCGAAGTAGATGACTATCCACTGATTGAAGCCGATTCTGTATGGGAGGATTTTGAAACCGAGGCCGGGATCAAAATATTCAATAATCGTGAGGTAACCACCGGTTTTTTACCTTCCACCATGCTTTTCATGAAAGCAAGACGCGAGGAGGCAGACAATTCATCGGCCGATGACAAAAACGCTTATAGCAACGTCCCATCTCAATTAGAAAAAGATCTGGGAACCTTCCAGGGAGCCAAGAGCGCCCAAAAAATTATCGTTATTGAATATGAGGACGAAACTTCAAAACCTGAGTTTCAACCATATTCTATTCAAAACAACGACAAGCTTTTTAATGCAACCGAGAAATCAGTAGAGGCGCGGATTATAAAAGGTTTTTCAATTCCTAAAGAACTGATCAATTCAGATAACGCATCAGGATTAAGTAATGGTGGAGAAAAAAAGGAAGCTATAAGGGAATTTAATAATAACACTGCGCCCGACCGCCTCGAACTTTCTGAAGCTTTCGCTGAGATATTTGGCCGTTTCGCTACGAAAATTAACCCGTCTGGAAATTGGGAAATACTGGATATACCTGATGAAATAGCCGATGATGTGATAGGAAAATCTGCAGGTGCGAATATCAATCAGTTATTGCTGATGGGTATCCCTAAAACCAATAAAATCCAGATTCTTATTTCAGTATACGGCTTCAAGCCGGATGAAGCCAAGAGCATGGTTCCGGATAATGATAAAATTATACAGGCGCACACCGCGCCAACAAAACCTATCCCAGCATGACACAGATATATTTAATTGATCAAACCATTTTTCAGAATTACGAGGATATCTCAATCAATATAAAACCCGAGCGGATAAAAGCATTTGTAAAGAAGGCTCAGGATTTAGATTTGAAACCGTTTTTAGGTCATGCATTGTACTACGATTTTCTTCAAAATTTCAATGATGATGGTACCATAAAAACCACTGCTCCGCAACCATATATTGATTTGCTAAACGGTAGTGAGTACCTGGATAAACGCGGTAATATTGTTCTATATGAAGGCTTACTGCCAACGTTGGTGTATTTTACTTTTGCACGTTTTATAGAGGCCGATGCAGTGCACTATACCGCAACGGGTCCCGTTGTAAAACATCATGACAACGGCGACCCGGTTGCCCCCAAAGACATTGTAAAGCTTGTTCAACAACAGCGCAGTGTTGCTAATGCACACGCCAATGAGGTGGAAAAATTTCTATGGGATAACAAAAACGATTTTCCGCTATGGCATTTTAATGGCAAAAACAAAAGCAGCCGTCAATCAGGTCCACGCATCAGAAGTGTGGATAAAACAGATTTCAACTATCCTTCAGGATTTAGCCAATTGGGGTTGGATGACTTTTTACCGCTTAACGAATTCACGAATTAAGTGAATTTGGAACGAAATTGTCTCGCCTCACCCCAAACCCCTCTCCAAGAGAGAGGGGCTTAAAACAGCTGAATTTTATAAAAGCGCGAAGCTCAAGTCCTCTCCTTTGGAGGGTATTTATATACTATCCTACACTAATTTAAAAATGCTTTGTGTAGATTTGAGAATAAACCCTAAATCATGCTTTTTGAACAAAATTATATTCCTATTTTAAATTATTTAAAAGATAAAGGTCATATTTCAATATCTACAATTTCAATACCTAATATTGAAAATAATGATTTATTCGACACCCTTTTGGAATTAAATGATAAAGAATTTGTTAAAGTTTCTATTGGTCAAGTGATTATAGAACCTAAAGGAGAAGCTTATTTGCGTTTGTATAACAAAGGTGAATTGCCAAAAGAGTCTCCATTAATTAATATAGGGCATATAGGTAATATTATCACTGATAGTAAAATAAGTCATTCTGATTTATCCATTGAAGCTCTAAACCATTCTATTGCACCGCCTAACAATACACAGCCCAAACAAACTATCAAAAATGGTAGCAAGTCCATATTTATTTTCATTAGAAAAAATGTTTGGAAATTCATACTCGGTACAGCCATAACATTAACAGCTTATTTCTTAAGCAAGAAATATCTATAAGTACAAATCTATATCAATTCATATCACATATAAAAATATTTCATCAATAAATTATTGACAATCAATTTATTATGCTTTATTTTACACACAAAGTTTTAATCTATTTATGGAATTTATAATAACTGAATTACCTTTTAATGAAAAGCCTATCATAAATGATAGCTTAAAAGATTATCCTATGAATCATCCAGAAATGGATATTGGCGTTGGTTGTTCGGCAAAAAATAACGGTATGATTCCTTTATTTATCACATATTCAATAATAGTTTATAGTCCTGATAAAAGCGTTGTACTTAAAAAGTACCAAAGATTATGTGCGAGTGTCGTAAAGCTAAATAATCATTCAGCTACTAATGAGATAATTGAACTATATGAGCATTTTAAAAGTGAATTAGAGAAGGTTTTACTTGAAATGGGTGAAGGTTGGAGAGAAGGTCAACAACATGAACTTGTTACTCGTTTAAGATTTAAAAAATGGCATAATGTAATAGAAAATTGCTATCAGAAATTAACTAACGCGGGACTTTAGATATTCATCTATGTCACCAATATATTCATCTCCATCATCCATAGATATATGGACAGTACTATCCTTAAGTTTTTGCATGAATTCAGGGTCATTTAATGGCTTTTTAATTAATCTTTGATATTTATTAGGAAAATATAACCATTTTACCTTTAGTGTAATATTAGATATAAACGCCCTTTGGAGAGGATGGGTGAGGGCTTCGCCGTTTAGGTGAAGCAAACAAATGATTTCAACTACTAAAGGTTATATGGAACCAAAATTTAATTAATAACCAGGAACACAATGCCAACCGATAAAAAAATAAGCGAATTACCTGCAGCGTCTTCTATAAATGGATCTGATATATCCATACTTGTGGATAGTGGAACCGATTACCAATATACTTTTACTTTATTACTGCAGTTTCTGCAAACTTACCTCGCTGTTGGAGCCAACATTTCTTTTGGTACTGTTCTACCTCAAAATACCAGTGGCAATAATGGCGATGTATTTGTAAATACAACAGCTGGATCATTCGCTCAAAAAGTTTCCGGTACCTGGACAATTGTTTATACCCTGCCTGCTGCCAATGCCGCCGATGGAACTTTGCTCTATGGCACAGGCTTGCCGGCATCGTCGACTGGTAAAAATTCCGATAGCTACATTAACACCTTAACCGGTGTATTTTATTACAAAATATCAGGATCGTGGAACCAAGTGTTTTCAATGGCTACGGGCCCCCAGGGGCCACAAGGTACTCCCGGAACCAATGGCACAAACGGATCTAACGGTAACACAGTTTTATTTGGAATTACCAACCCGTCAAACAGCGCGAACGGCGTTAACGGCGATTTCTATATAAATACATCCACATCTACTTTGTTCGGCCCTAAGGCCTCGGGTGTGTGGCCGGCAGGTGCTTCTTTGGTTGGTGATGATGGATCTGCGGGGCCATCCGGTCCCGCAGGCCCTGCCGGCCCGGACGGGGCTGATGGATTAACCGGACCGACAGGTGCAACTGGTCCAACTGGTTCTGCTGGATCGATTGGTGCGACCGGAGCAGCGGGGCCGACTGGCCCCTCTGGCCCTGCCGGCGCTGATGGAGCGACTGGGGCAACAGGTCCTGCCGGGCCAGCTGGACTGACGGGTGCTACGGGAGCAGACGGTGCAAAAAAAATATCATATAACTTTTTTCAATCAACATTATAGCGGCGGAGCCCTATGGCGTGTAAATAAAAACAAATAATAAAACGAAAACGGCGCAGCCCTCTTGAGCGCCTTAGCAAAATAAACAAAACGAAAAATGGATAGTTCATCAAATCAAACAAGTTTCGCAACCTTAACAGGAACCTACCCGGCAACTAAGTGCGCATCAGGATTAGCTGCTAATACAGATACATTGGTTGCAACAGGAGCTTCACATGCCAGTATTGTAACCGATATCCTTTTCAGAAATACAGATAGCAGCAACATCCGCAACTTTGATATTGTTATCTGCGCAACCGGTTCAAATTCCACAGTCGAAAACAACCGGGTGCAAATAGCCGTCCCCGCAAATGCGGGAAACAACGGCAGTGTTCAACTAGCTTCATTAGCAGCGCTTGCATCACAGTTATTTGATCTTGACTTAGCCGGAAACCGGGTATTGACATTAGAAAGCGGTATATCCATATATGTGAGAAATAAGGCTGCATTAACAGCCGACGTTTATATAAACGTAAAACTGAGGAGTTTCTAAAAATGTACGAAATAGGGAATATAGCCACTTCACCATTTAAGCTTTTTTTAACACGAAAGGTAAATGTTTGGTATACTGTGTGCGACGGTAATTGGAACGACCCCAATGTTTGGATTTCAAACAGTTTGGATAAGAGGTCGGTTACACTTCCACAGCCTGGTGATGATGTTTATATAAATCATATCATGGTATTTGATACGGGAATAGGGATTACTACAATTGTTAACAATCTTTATATATCGGGTAAATTAACGAGTTTATCTAATCAAGCAATCTTACAGGTTAATGGAGATTTACAAGCAACTGGATTTATAGATTTTTCAGGTTCGGTATTGGTTACTTTAATTTTAAATGGCGTGAATAACTCTATTGTAAGTAGTTATTTTAATGGAGGTACAAGCTCTATGATACAATACAGCGGCTCACAAGATCAACCTATTTTAGATATTCCTTATAGGCATTTAACAACAACGGGATATATAGGAACTAAGTATCCGGCTGGGAACTTGTCGGTAGCTGGTAATTTTAATATGCAAAGCTTTTTTGATTGTAAATCAGCTAATATTACTATAACAGGAACCTCATTGATTGGTTTAGTTGGGGCTGGAGGCTTTAAATCAACTGGCACAGCTAATTTATTATTTATTGGTCCTGTTGATTTTGAAAGCAATACAGATCTAAGCGGGGGCAATCCGAATATTGAGTTTAGGGGCGGGGTTACAGTGCATACATTTTTCTTTGAAACAGGTACTGGTAACATATCATTCACCACCAATAATCAAAATTTAAATCCGAGCGCGTTTTTAGGTACCGGAAAATGGAACGCGCCCACCACAATAGTAGGAGCTATAACTGTAACTATAACAGCGGGTTCGCTGCCATTAAATACCACGATAAACGGAACTGTAGCGGGGTCTACACTTAATAATTCTGGCACTATAAATTATTATACTTATTCATTATTAATGAGTACCGGGGTGTTTAATTATAAATTTACTACAACATCCGGTATAGGGTATTATCAGAACGGGAACTTTACATTGCCTTATACATCTTATGCAAATCTCGCCATAGATGGAACAGGAGTAAAAAAAATAGGTGCAAATACCGTTGTTGGTCAGAGCTTTAATATAAATGGCTCTACAGTATTATCGACTTTCGATTGTAATGGCTTTGATTTAACTGTTACAAGCACGTTCGTAAATAACGGTTTATTTACAGCAACTTCTTTTAGTAATATTTTATTTGCAGGGTTTACCTCATGGACAAATGGACCAACAGGGGGTTACATTGACCTGCGTACAGGTAATCCGAATATTGAATTTAGAGGTGGATTAAGCATACATGCTAATGCTACATATACAGGAACCGGAACGTACACATTCTCAACAAGTAATCAAAACTTCGATATGCAAGTGAATAACGGAGGTGTCTGGGCGGCGAATATCTTGATAAGTGGTGCCATAACGGTTACATTTTTGGGTGGATCGCAATCCCTTGGTATATCACAAACGATATTTACTGGTACTTTAAACGGCGATAATGCCAATTCAACTTTTGTAAACAAGGGTGTGGTTGGATATAATAATGCGACTGCACCAATGTCAACTGGCAGGTTATATTGTAACCAGGCATCAAATACGTTTATTTACGGACTAGTGGGAAATCAGGACATAACAGCACCCGCCGATCCTACATTTCCGGGGTATTCAAATCTAATTCTCAACGGATCAGGTGCAAAGGGACTTTTAGGCAATGTGTCTGTAAAGGGAACATATACATTAACATCACCGGCGACACTTAATTCCCATGGATTCGCGCTTACTAATCCTTAATAGGCTTTTTGTTTTCTAAAGATTGCCATTTGCAAACATATACGCCAGTTTGGCCAAAATTAAAAACAGCTGAAATGTCAGAACCAAAATGACAAAATACAACACCTAACGCAGCCAACCCCCTCAAATATTGAATACTTAGAATTTTATCTTTTGCCATGCGACGTCAAATAAACAAAAAATAAATTAACCGTCACACAAATAAAGAATCACTAACACACATAAAAACTTTAAAAACAAAATTCATGAAAACCTCAACATTATTCAGCCTTAACTTTCAAGATTTAGCCAAAGGACTTTTAGTCGCCGTTGGCGGCGCAGTTATCGCAGCGATCGAAACCAGCGTTCAGGCCGGTTCACTTACATTCAACTGGAAAACAATTGGCGGTGTTGCCCTGGCATCCGGACTATCTTACCTGGCAAAGAACTTCTTTACGCCTGCTCAAACCATTACACCCGCTCAGTAGGGATAAGCTGAAACCTGAACCAAGGATGCCCTCCCCGTCCGCAAGTTGGCGGATGGGGGATTGAGCGGGAATTATAAACCAATAAATTCTAAAAAAAATGATGCAATTAAGTAGCACGGGGCTAACTATTATCAAAAATTTTGAAGGCCTCAGATTGGAGGCCTACCGCGACGTTGCAGGCGTTTGGACAATAGGTTATGGTTCAATACGATACCATGATGGCAAACGAATAAAACCAGGCGATAAACTCGCAAGCGAAGCACAGGCAGACGCACTGTTCCGCAATACACTCGGCCAATATGAGTCGGCCGTTAATGAGCAGGTAAAGGTGTCAATTACCCAAAATCAGTTTGATGCGCTGGTGTCATTCTCTTATAATGAAGGGACTGGGGCGTTGAAAGAATCGACTTTACTGGTTAAACTGAATGAAAAAAATTACGCTGAAGCTGCTGCTCATTTTTTGGCATGGGATAAGATTACCGACCCTCATACAGGCAAAAAAGTAGTGTGCGATACGCTGGTGCAGCGCCGTAGAGAGGAAAGCCGTTTGTTCCTGTCGTAACCTAAAATTCCAATAAAAAGATGATAGATATTTTAAACCAGAAGCCGGTGATAGGTATTGCCGGCGGCTTAACCAGCGGCATTTTGTATTTATTAAAAGAGCTGTTTACCAACGACCTGGTCTTAAAGTGGGTCGCGGGCATGGGGATCTGGATGGGTCTGATAGTAGCCGCGCTTACCGTTTGGCTGAGGGTTATTGAGATAAGGAAAACGGACCGTTGATTAGAATGATTGATTTGATTAAACTGATTTAAGATTAAAAAATGAAGAAAATATTATTGTCATTAACGGTCTGCATTGCAGCAGGATGTTCATCTGCCGACAAGGAGGTTTTTAAAGCCCGGCAAATTTTCGATAAATATCCTAATGAAGCTGCTAAATATTGCGGTGATAAATTTCCTGTCGCCGATAGCACTATTAGTACAAAAACTGATACCATCAAAGGCGCGGTAATAAATTATAGGCCGGCGCTTGTAGATCTTGAGCTACTGTTGGATTCGGCTAAAGATGTGCTGAATCAAAAACAAGAAAAACTCACCGATTTGAACGGACAATTTAATTTCGCAAAAATGCAATTAGGAAAAGCAAACGACCTAATAAATATTCTATCAGGTCAAATCGATGGTATTCAAACAAGTTACAAACCTTGTGGAGTCGACACGATAAAAAACACTGTGATAAAAACGAGAGATAATACTGCCAGGATATCAGCATTGACAACTCAAATTATGATGGATGGTCGGGATAAAGAAAATATGCAAAATACACTCAAAAACGAAAGCACTAAGTCATCACACCGGCTATACTGGATAATAGGACTAACTATTTTTGTGATTGTTTATTTTGGTATCAAGGTCTATAAATTTCTTACCGGAGGAACGATAGTCAGCAGCTTCTTGCATTGACATTGCAGATGTGAAAGCCTTTAGAAAATAATTTTGAAGTGCCCGGAACGAGATTCGAACTCGTACATCCTTACGAATGCCACCCCCTCAAGATGGTGCGTCTACCAATTTCGCCACCCGGGCTTTTTTTAAGTCCTAAGCCTTAAGTCAAAAGTTCTAAGTCAAGTAATTCCGACTATAGGCTCTCGACTCAAGACTTTGAACTTTCCAATGGATGTGCCCGAAGAGAGACTCGAACTCTCAAGAGACAATTCTCAACGGCTTCTGAGACCGCAACGTTTACCAATTTCGCCATCCGGGCATTTTGTCGTGTCAAGTATTTGCTGCCAGTGTAACCCGTTAACCGTTTTTTGATCCGAACAAGGGTGCAAATATAATCGTTTCGAGCAAAACGCCTTCAATAAAATATAAAAATAGGCAGCGCTTTGTAGAAATCGATATAAAGATTAATTTCGGAAGTCAATTGATCGATTTATGTTGAGGAAGATAGGCTTTTTATTGCTTTTGTCAATAACATTCAGTATTGCAGCATCGGCTCAGAATGCGGATGCAATTTTAGGTAAATGGCTCAATCCGACAGGCGAAGGCCAGGTATTAATTTATAAAAAAGAAAATAAATACTTCGGCAAACTTGTTTGGATCAAGGTCCCGGACCGTGATGGCAAACCCAAAACCGATATACATAATCCTGATAAAGCCCTGCAATCCAGACCCGAACTTGGCCTCGAACTTTTACAGAATTTTACATTTAAAGGTGACGATGTTTATGGAGATGGTACCATTTACGACCCAAAGAGCGGTAAAACATACAGCTGCAAAATGACGCTGAATGATAACAATTTAAAAATACGCGGATACATAGGTATCTCCTTATTTGGCCGTACCGAAGTTTGGACAAGAGTAAAATGAACAGAACACATTTAAAATCACTGGTGCTTTTATTGAGCGTATCCTTTGCCATAAATTTACATGCGCAAACCATTACTATTTTACAACAAGGTAAACCTACAAGTATCCGGGGATTATCGGTAGTCGACGACAACGTTGCGTGGATTAGCGGCAGTAAAGGCTATATCGCGATCACAACCGACGGAGGGAAAAACTGGACGTGGCAACAAGTAAAGGGATTTGAAAAATCTGATTTTAGGGATATTGAAGCTTTTTCGGACAAGGAAGCTATAATCATGAGCTCCGGAACACCTGCGGTAATATTAAAGACTACCGACGGCGGATCAAACTGGCAGATGGAATATAGCAACGCAGATACTGCCTGGTTTTTTGATGCGATGGATTTTGCCGATCCAAAACACGGTTATGTTCTGGGCGATCCGATTAATGGCAAATTCTTGTTAATGGAAACTAAAAATGGTGGAGAAACCTGGGATATGTTTAAAAACAGACCTGATGCATTGCCTGGGGAGGCAGCGTTTGCTGCGAGCGGTACTTGTCTGCGTCTTTATAATGGGGAAATTGATATAGCTACCGGTGGAACGAATGCCCGTTTATTATCGTATCAGCACAATAATACGTGGAATTATTCAAATATCCCAATATTACACGGAAAGCAAAGCCAAGGCGCTTTTTCATTTGCTTTTGGCAAAAACAATGGCATTATCGTTGGAGGGGATTATGCTAATGATAAAAAAACTGATTCTATTGCAGCTATTCACAAAGTACACCCCATTTTATTTTTTTATACTCCTTCTAAACAACCTTCTGGTTTTCAATCGTGTGTTGAATGGATTTCAGCGGATATTTTCCTTTCTACGGGCACTCCCGGCAGCAATATTACTATGGACGGTGGCAAAACCTGGACGAAAATTGACGATACCAGTTATAACGTTTGCCGCAAGGCAAAGCACGGAAAACTTGTTTTACTGGGGGGCAACGGTGGTAAAATAGGTGTTTTTAAAATGTAGATTATTGATAATTAAGTGCTTAAAATCGCTAAAAAATAAATTAAAATAGCACTTGCGAACAATGCTCAATACTCCTATATTTGCACCACTTTAAACAAAAGCGTTTAAAGTACGATTCCGTAGCTCAGCCGGTAGAGCATAACACTTTTAATGTTGGGGTCCTGGGTTCGAATCCCAGCGGGATCACTAGAAAAGCCTCTCTAATCAAATAGAGGGGCTTTTTGCATTAATGGTGAACGAAAAATGAACTAAAATATCGATAAAGCTTAAATAACTCACATGATTGTTATTAAGGCATAAAAAATTGTAAGCCGTTATTTTTACTTAATTTTTAAACCAAAAAACACTCTAAAATAAATTGTAATTCTTTGGTTAATAAATACTTACTGAAATATTTATTAAAATATTCACGTAAAAATATGTGAAATCACATAGTTTACATACTTTTGTGCATGGAAAAATTATATACCGTTTCAAGGTCTGAAATTTTAGAACTCGTCGCTGAAGGTGTAAGGCTTGCATTTAGTCAACTTCCTGAAAAAAGCAAACAAGATAATTTAAATCCAACAGGTACCAGGCAGGAAGTAGCAGAATATCTAAAAATATCGCTGTCAAAGCTAGATACTTTAACGCGTACCGGTGAGTTAAAATCTTTCAAGTTAGGAGGCCGGCAAGTGAGATATAAATGGAGCGAAATATCATCATATTTAACTGAAAGGGGCTAGCCTTTATAACATGTAACTAGTTTACATTGCTTTTTTATTGAATTCATGACTTTTCTCCTCTAGAAGATCTTCTGTATATTTCAAACGAGATGCCAGGATATCAATACGTGTATTAACTATATCGATATCGGTCTTTAATTCTGAAATATCCATGATCAGTTTACAGGCCTTTTCACCTTTATTTTTCTTTGGTCCTTCGCCCCTTAGAAACCAATCCGGAGTATATCCTAATTTATAACAAACAGCTTTGGCCACTTTTAAAGTTATCGGATATTCTGATTTTAACATACGTGAAACTGAACCCTGTGTGACATCCAGTATTTCGGCAAAAGATTTTTGAGTGCCACCGTAGTCTTTAAAGACAACGCTTAACCTTTTCGCCTCGGGGCTGATCTGTGTCTTTGCTATTACAGACATATTAAGTATTTAATAATTTTGCTTTTTGTATATTGTACTCAGCTTCATTTATGGCACCCGAATCAAGTAAATCTTTATATTTCTTTAGTTGATCGGTAACAGGCTCTGGAGAATAATAAGGCTGATCATCCATACGTTTTGAGCAATAAACAATTATGATACCCACAAAGTTTAAAAATAATCCTAAAAACAACCCGGCTGTTTGCCCTATGTTCCTTTTTGCTCCGGCTCTATAGCCCCAAGCTGCAAAAGCCGCTACATACAATAAAATGATTAATTCAGGTGCACCCATAGTTTTAAAATTTATATTAATAATTAGGTTTTTTCAAAATATCCGTTAACAAGCAAAGCTTTGTAATTCTTTCAGTCTTTATGGTTTTTGAGGCATATTTTAACCGCTCACCTACCTTTTCAGAGATATTATCACTAAATAAAATAACGCTGTCCGGCTCTTCGTCTGCTTTTATCAACCGTTTCCAAACCCGGTAATCTCCATACTCTATATAATAAATTTGTCCCCAATCAATATCATTGATATCATTAATAGGCCTGACAACTCCCCAGCTCCCATTTTCCAAAGTTGGGTACATAGAATGGCCATGGACCGGCAATGCAAAACTATTAATGGCCGCGCCTGGTATATTCAGGTAACCGACAATTTTAACATCTGCATCATCACCGTACATCTTAACCATTGAGGCGCTTGCAGGCAAATTATACATAGGAATATTTTGTTTGATAAGGGTAGAGGTTGTTTGCATTTTAGGTTTTGAACGATTATAGGTTGCAGCTTCTTCATTTAACATATAAACAGAATTTGTGTATGGGGTTCCTTGGCCTGTTTCATAGAACCTTTTACTTAAACCAAACTTGTTTATAAAATCTTCAACGAATTTTTCGGGGGCTGGTCTTTTTGGGTTAAAGTTATTTCCAAAAGCTTGAGGAGATAGGCCCATTTGTTCAGCTAGAGCCGCTTTTGTCGTTTCCGGCCTAGCTTCTAAGACCGCATTTAGCATAGCAATTAATCGTTCTTTTAATACATCTTTCACCTATAATGTTTAGATAAATTTTTCACCATAACTTTTTTTAACAAAAATTGTTTACAAAAATTTGGAAATAAACAAAAACTGTTTATATTTGTATAACAATATTATATACAAAAATAAAACATTATTTCACAAATGATACAGGATATTGTAAAAAACAGTAAAAATACGTATCAGGACTTGCGGGATTTACGCGGATTAAACCTAAAAGAAATTTTATCAAACATGCCGATATGTAAAAAAGATAGCGGCTATAGCATCGACCTTGAAACCGGGATGTCTGTTCGATCTATAATTTATAAAATAAATTCGGATACAACGATGGAATTTGAAACTGCCAAAGAAGGTGGTCTTATCATTATTTGGAGGAACGCTTAAATGTATATAGCTCATTCCAACATTACACCGGTTAGCCAGGCCGAACCGGTAAAGCAAAAAAAACAAGCATCACAATTCGCCATTAAGATGGCCAAAAAAGGTTTCGTAAGATCTTGTAAAAAAAATGCTGGTCGGATTGCTGAGATACAAAAAACTTTCCCGGGATGGGAGCCAAAATTTAACTACCCTTCTTAAAATAAGAAAAACCCCGCTGTAACGGGGCCATTCAGTAACAATTAAATATTAAGACGATGCAAACTTACACAGAAAAAGCAAGAAATCAAAAAACGATGAATGTCGCAATGGCGAACTTCTTCACTCAGTTACTAACAAACAAAAAAGCTATTCATGTTGAACAAGCTGAATTAGTTGGCGGTAGCTACTTTGTTGATCATTGTCCGGAATACACCTTGAACGAAGGTGAACCCGATTGGCAACAAACAACAATCTCTTTTAAAGACCTTTTAACCTTTGTTATCAAAAACAAGCTGAACACTTGGAATTCCGCCTCAGTGATCGCTGGCGTTATCGTTAATAACGAGATCGAGGCGGACGCTGAAACGATGTTAAGAGAATTAACCTCGTTTGATTTGTACGGCATTATCCGCGAGTACTTAGAGAGTGGAAGGGTTCTAAAAATGCCTAATTACAAATGGGGTAGCCTTGAACAAAAGGTATCAGACACTTACCAAAGAATGGAAGCTCATTTAATTCAACCGCTTTTACATCTTTCTGACTATGAGCGGACACAGGTTAGAATTTTTCAACATATGATGTTTAACACTTTCAAAAATCAATTTGGAAAAGAAATAACTGCATTAGGTTTTAATGCTCAAATGAGTTTTGAAACTGGTCCGCTGGCTAACGAAAGGGAGTTTGAACATGCTTGAGCTTATTTTATATGTGGCATCCATTTTATTAAGTGGCCTGTCGTTCGGAGCCTGTCTTTATTTCAAACCTAAAAAAGTAACCAGTCATGTTTAAAAGCTTAATACTCAAAACCGAAAAAGATAGGGTTGCAAGCGAGATCGGAAAACGTTGCGGTTTGATGCAAGACTATGCCCTAGAGTGTGGCGACACTGATATGTTTTTCAAATACCACGCAATGGCCTTACGCCTAATCCAGTACAGAGTAAACCTAAGAAATAGATGAAGCATTACAGAGAAATTATTAATCACCTTGATTGGAACGTTGACGGCAAATTTGAGGCCGTTTTAGTAAACGGTCAAATCACAAAATTAAATTTTTGCGAGCCAGGCAAGGGGGCAAATGATTGCGGTAAATGTTTAACAAGTACCGACTTTAAATATCTGCAAGCTGTTCATCATTGTCTTACAGAACTGTTCAAGTTCATTGAAGATGAAAACAGGCGTCACGGTTATTCTTATGCTATCGGCGAAGCCAAACAATCAACAGAAGTAAAGTTGCCTGAATTTGAAGAGGCGACTAACATTTAATCATTAAAACAATGTCAAACGAAATACAATTAACAGCTAAATCCTTATTTAACAAAGAGGATATAAAAAAGCGCTTTCAAGATATGCTCGGGACGAAAGCCCAGGGTTTCATTTCATCTGTGTTACAGATCGTGTCACAGAGTGCCGATCTTGCAAAGGCTGACCCCAATAGTGTACTACAGGCGGCGGCAATGGCTGCAACTTTAGATTTACCATTAAATAAGAATTTGGGGTTTGCTTATATCATTGCCTATAAGACAAAGGTAAAAGGCTTAAACGGCAAGCCTGACACATACAATGTTGTTGCTCAGTTTCAAATGGGGTACAAAGGTTTTATTCAACTGGCACAAAGGACCGGCACTTTTAAATCTATTGGCGTATCAGCCATTTATGAAGGGCAGTTAAAAAAACAAAACCCTTTGACCGGGTTTGAATTTGATTTTGATATCGATATCAAAGAGAACGCCCCTGTTATCGGGTATGCCGCTTACTTTCAGTTACTAAACGGTTTTGAAAAAACTTTTTACATGCCCATCGATAAATTATTAAAACATGGCGCCAAATATTCAAAAAGCTTTTATGATAAAAACGGTCGTTGGACGACTGATTTTGATGCCATGGCTGAAAAGACCGTTTTAAAATTATTGCTTTCAAAATTCGCTCCGCTATCCATTGAAATGCAAAAAGCAGTTATAAGCGATCAGGGCGTTATCAACAATTTCGAAACAGATGATTTTACATACATCGATAACGAAAGCGACGAAGATGAAAAAATCGACGTTGACCAGGTGGCTTTAATGATAAAAGAAGCGGATACCTTAGACAACCTTTTTGCTTTGAAACATTATCTATCAGCCGCCCCGGAGTTAACCGACCTTTTTAACTCCCGGGAACTTGAACTCAAAGAATCCGCGGTTAACAAGAAAAAGGATACTATCAAAAATAATTCACAAACCAAAGTAACCTTACTATAATGAGTATATACAAATCATACAGCCCCGAGAAAATGGAAGAGTTGCTCTCCAATTTCTTAATTAGCAGCTGGAGCTATAGTAAGGTTGCCCAGTTTGCCCGGAACGAAAAGGCATTTGAAATGAGTTACATTTATGGTATAAAATCTAAAAGCTCAGCGACAACCATAGCGGGCCAGGCTTACCATGATGCTCTTAAAAACTTTTTCCGGGAACTAAAAAAGGACGGCACACAGCTTGAATTACCTGAATTGCAAAAAATAGCCTATGACTTTATAGAAGATCAACCGGCCAATTACTGGAAGCTTCAAAAAACCACGCCAACAATGGTAGAGGCGAAGCAAAAAGCAACCGACGATGTTAATGCATTTCTTAATAATTTCTATGGAGAGTTAGGCACTTACATTGACTACATCGACGAGGTTATAGACGTTGAGCTTTATTGTGATGAATTCCTTACCATCAATGGCGTTGATATCCCTATGCCTTGCCACCTTCAAATTGACTTGGTTGTAAAAACCACTTATGGAGCAATAGCTGTTTTAGATCATAAAACAAAGAGATCCTTTACTGATCAAGATGAATTAAAATTATCAGGGGGCATACAGGCTATAACCTACGTAAAGGGCTACGAATCAAAAACAGGTATTAATGTTGACGAGGTTTGGTTCATCGAAAATAAGGTATCGAAAAACAAAGACCGTTCCCCGCAGCTAAACGCCTTCAAAATCAAAATCAACAAAGATATAAGACGGCTATATGAAGCCATTTTATACGAACCGTTAAAACGGATGGTTGAGGCGGTGAGCGACCCGGACTATTGTTATATCATTAACGAATCTGACAACTTCGTTGACAAAGCCGAAATCTACGAGTTTTGGGCAAAGACAATGATTGCAGAGGTCGAAGAGTTCAATATTGTACCGGAAAAGCGTAACCTGATTGTAAGACGGCTTAGAAAAATCAGGGATGCTTCGCTAGCTACCATCAACCCCAAAATTATCAGGGACTTTCAAAAGAATGCAGCCGAATTTATTCAATACGATTTAAGTAACAAAAACATGACTTCACAAGAAAAAATAGAACATATTTTAAGGAGCTTCGGAATACTTGTCCAGGTTGCTCATAAATTTGATGGGTATTCCTGCAATACCTTTTTACTGGAAATATCTGCAGGAGTTAAAATCTCTTCTATTCACGGCCATAAACTGGACATTGCTAACGCGTTGGACGTTCCGACCGTCCGTATTCCTAATGAATTATTAGTGCATGAAGAAAAAGCATATTTGGCAGTTGAGTTTTTAAAGAAACGAGAAAAAAATCTTTTCTTTGACCCCTCTGCTTTGGTTGGTAGAAAAATACCGATCGGTAAAGACAATTTCGACAATACCATTGTTTGGGATTTGGATAATCAATCTACGCCACACGTTTTAATTTGCGGCGCAACCGGAAGCGGCAAATCAGTTTGCATACGTGCAACAATCGAATATGCTTTACAATCAGGCATAGACGAGGTTATAATCTTTGACCCTAAATATGAATTTTTAGCTTACGACAAGCATCCGAAAGTTTCTGTTTACAATGAGATCATTGCCATTGAGGAAGAAATGGCAAACTTGGTAAAAGCTATGAATACGCTTGTTAAACAGGGCAGGAAAACAAGAACACTTGTTATAACAGACGAGTTCGCCGACGCTGTTTCAGCTTCAAGAAAGGGACCTGAGCTTAAAATTTATGAAGATGTTATGGTTGGCATGTATGCCAATGGTGCACCCAAAGTAAAACGCGAATGTACCGGAGAGTTAAAGTCACTTGAAGAAAACCAAAAGATATTGTTACAGAAAGGGCGCTCAGTCGGTTTCAGGATTATGTCAGCCACGCAAAGGGCATCTGTTAAAGTTATTACCGGCGACGCAAAAGTAAACTTCCCTGTTCAGATATGTTTTCGGGTACCCAAAGAGACTGATAGCCGGGTTGTACTTGATGAACCAGGCGCGGAATCATTGGCAGGAGCTGGCGACGGCTTAATGAAATCTCCTGAATATAAAAGTATCGTAAGGTTTCAGGGCTTTTACAAGGACTAATAATTAACAAGTTTTCAATTAATTATGTGATCTCACATATAATACATAAAACTATGCAGACCATCCAACAAAACGAAAACAACCTTAGGACAGCTTATGGCTGGCAGACGGATAACTGTACAGAGTGTTTTGAAATCAGTAGGAACGCAGGAATTACGTCATTATATTTCTATCATCCGGCGCGAACAAGATTTTAAAATTACCACTACCTGGGTTTCCAAAAAAGGTAAGCGATTCAAGGAATATTTCATTGAGAAACAAACAACTCAACAAGTAGCATAACAAAACTAATCAACAATTAAATTTTATTACATGGCCACTAAAAAAGCAACCAAAACGAGCAATCAGCCTAAGACAACTGAAAGCCCGGCTAACGAAATCCCGATATTGGAAAATTTACATTTATCGGCTATCGTTCCGAGTCCATTAAACCCTCGCAAAGAAATCGATCAGCAAGCCATTAACGAGCTTGCAGAATCAATTGAAAAAGTCGGGCTGATTCAACCTATCGTCGTACGTAAAAAAGCAGGAGAGCCCGGCGTTTATGAACTGATTTGCGGAGAGCGCAGGTTTTTGGCATCGAAGATTGTAAACGAACGTAATCCAAAGCGTGAAACTATTGCCGCCAGTATCAGAACATTAAATGACGCGGAAGCCATGGAATGTATGATTACTGAAAACTTACAGCGCAAAGATGTTCACCCATTGGAAGAGGCTAACGCTTTTAAACTAATGATTGATCACATGAATTATACGATCACCGATATTTCGGCTAAGATCGGAAAGAATGAGCCGTTTGTAAATCGCAGGCTGCAGCTGATCAATTTAATTCCTGATCTTAAACTTATATTTCATACCGGCGAATTGCCGATAGGCCATGCCGAATTATTAAGCCGCCTTGAACCGTTAGACCAAACGTTATTCTATAATAACAAATTTGGCAATAGTAGCTATAACTCCGGGGCTGGAACATTGCGCGAACTGAAAAACTGGCTTAACAATAACACTAACAAAGAATTGTCGAAAGCTATTTTCGATCTTTCCGAAGAGAATTTAGGGACTATTCGCTGTATAGCTTGCACCAATTGCCCAAATAACACTTCTGTTTCAAACTCTATATTATTTCCTGATTCCACGGAAGAGGCAACTTGTACTTTCAAGGCTTGTTTTCAGGATAAAACAAAACAATATTTTAACCGGGAACTGGAAGTTGCCTTAAAAAATCCGGATATTATTATTGTATGTGATTCTTACGGCGAAAATGAGATTACGAAATCGTTGAAAGCTCAGGGTTATACTGTTTATTTTAGGTATAGCGATTATTCAACTCTTGGCGCAATTCCTGAACTTAAAGACTTTACGGAAGATATCGACCGGGACGACTACGAAACGGAAGAGGATTACCAACACGATATAAATTCAGCAAACACACAGTTTGAAGCAGAGTTAAACGAGTACAATGAAAACGCAGAAACATACAAAAAAGCATTCGACGTTAATTCCGGTAGGTATATTTATGTTCAGCTTACCGAAAAAAGCAGATCATCAAACTGCGACAGCCCCGGCGTTGAAAATTCACGAAATGAACTTGTGGCCAAAATCGAACAAAAAAGGACCCGGGGGCGCGAATTAGATCAGGAAAAAATAATGAAACGCCTGGTTGATCATGTTAAAGAGTTACCAATAACCAAACAGCCAACAGCACCCGATTTAACACCCGAAGAGCTTAACGGGCTTATTGCTTTGGCCTTTGAAAATGTTGGCTATGGTGAGCGTAAAAAATCAATGTTAGAAGCCTTGGGACTGCCTAAAGATTACTCCGACTATCACAAAGGCCCGGAAACGGTTCGCGCTATAAGCAAAGCTTCTAATGAAGCTCGCGCCTTTGTCGTTCGGCTTGCCCTGCTAAACAAATTCAGCAATATAGCACCTACAAGCATCAGCGGGGGCGTAATGTTTCACATAGCTAAAAGCTGGTGCCCGGAAGAGTTTGACGAAATGGTAAAAGATCAGGGCGGTGTACGCCAAAGGAGAGAGGCAAAGCTGGACAGCAAGCTAAAAGATTTTGACAAACAAAACGACCCTGCCAAAGAAGCCCAGGAGCAACCCCAACCGGAAGTACAGGAACAAGAAGCATAATATTTTATGATCTACGACGATTTTTTGAAATCAAAGGTGAGGTTTGCAGAAACGACCGGGTTTATCATTTCAGATGAAGAGATAAACCCGGCGCTGAAGCCTCATAACAAATTAATGGTTAAATGGCTTGTAGAGGGCGGTCGCCGCGCTTGTTTTGCAAGCTTCGGATTACACAAAACCGTTACACAGCTTGAAACCATTAGATTAATATTAACCCGTACAGGCGGACGCGGGTTAATTATTTGCCCTTTGGGTGTCCGTCAGGAATTTATTAAAGACGCCCTCAATATTTTGGGTTGGTTAGTCCCGCCTAAATTTATACGCAGGATTGAAGAGTGTGAAGAAACCGGCATCTATTTAACCAATTATGAAACGGTCCGCGACGGCAAACTTGACCCACGGCTATTTGAAGCCGTATCGCTGGATGAAGCTTCTATATTACGGGGATTAGGCGGCTCGAAAACATTCCGCGAATTTATGCGCCTGTTCACCGGTGACGCTGGCCCCAATGGTAATAGGAGAGGCACAGAATGCGTAAATTATCGTTTTGTAGCAACCGCGACACCATCACCAAACGATTATATAGAATTATTGGCTTATGCCGACTTTTTGGGAGTTATGGACGTTGCCCAGGCTAAGACACGATTCTTTAAACGTAACAGCACGAAAGCCGATAAACTGACTATTCATGCACATAAAGAAGAAGAGTTTTGGCTATGGGTGGCTTCATGGGCTTTGTTTGTAAATAAACCATCCGACATTACTAATAACGAGGCTGACGATATTGGTTATAATATGCCGGCTATGGATTTACGCTGGCAGGAAATACCGTCAGATCATACACAGGCAGGCGCTGAAAAATGGGGGCAACACAAAATATTTGCTGAAACTGCTATTGGTCTATCCGGTGGAGCTAAAGAAAAGCGCAATAGTCTTATTGCTAGAGTAGGTAAAATGATGGAATTGCGCGAAGAAGATCTTTCTGCACATCGTATCATTTGGCATGACTTAGAGGACGAGCGTCGCGCGATCACTAAAGTTATTCCTTCCTGCAGGGCTGTTTATGGCTCTCAAAAGAAATTGGAAGAGCGTGAAGAGATAATAAAAGCTTTTTCATGCGGTGAATTGCAGGAGCTTTCCGGTAAGCCCTCAATGATAGGTTCCGGGACAAACTTACAGATGTATTGCTCATGGGCTATTTACTTAGGTATCGGCTTTAAATTCAACGACTTCATACAGTCATTACACAGGCTGTTACGCTTTGGACAAAAAAACCGTGTCCGTGTCGATCTGATATATACCGAAGCTGAGCGTCAAATCAGAAAACAACTTGAAAGAAAATGGTCACAGCATAATAAAATGGTTCAAAAGATGATTGAAATAAATAAAAAATACGGCCTTTCTCAACAGGCCATGGCTCAGATGTTAACCCGTAAAATGGGCGTGGAACGGGTTGAAATAACCGGAAAAAATTACACGATCGTTCAAAATGATAATGTTAAAGAAATGCCGAGGATAGAAAGTAATTCGATCGGCTTAATATTAACATCAATCCCCTTTGCAACCCAATATGAGTACTCCCCTAATTATGCTGATTACGGTCATAGTGAAAATACTGGCGAGTTTTTCAGGCAAATGGATTATAGCACACCCGAAGCATTTCGCGTTCTTATGCCCGGACGTATTGCAGCTATTCACGTTAAAGATAGGATAGTACCAGGTGGTTTAACCGGCTTAGGGTTCCAAACTTCTTATCCGTTCCATTTGGACGTTATTGAGCATTACAGCACTTGCCCTGATTGCCGACTACGTATAGCAATTTCAAAATCGAAAGGTGAAACTTTTAAGCCATGCTCGCACCGTTTCGCCTATTTGGGTATGAAAACTATTGTTACAGACGTTGTACGTGAAAACTCGCAGACCTACCGGTTAGGCTGGACCGATCAATGCAAGGACGGTTCAAGAATGGGAGTTGGTATGCCTGAATATCTATTATTATTCCGTAAACCACCTTCTGATAATTCTAATGGTTATGCTGATTTGCCAGTATTTAAGGAAAAACCATTACAAAGGTTACCTGACGGAACGACAAGGAAATTCATAAACAAAACAAAAGAGCCTATCGTCCCGGACACAGGTTATTCGCGCGGCCGTTGGCAGTTTGACGCTCATGGATATACAAGGAGTTCCGGCGATAGGTTACTCAATGTCGAAGAAATTATAAAGCTTGCTCCCGATGTAATATTTAAACTCTTTCGGGATTATTCACTTAATGAAATTTGGAATTTCGATCATATTGTCAAAATAGCCGAAACATTAGAATGCCACGGTAAGTTACCACCCGGATTTATGTTATTGCAACCGCAGAGCTGGACAAATGAGGTATGGACAGACGTTGTAAGAATGCTTACCCTGAATGGCTCACAATGGAGCATGGGCAAAGAAATGCACATCTGCCCGATGCAATTTGATATAGCTGATCGGGTTATTGAGCAAATGAGTAACCCAGGCGAAATAGTACTTGATTATTTCGGTGGATTAATGACAGTCCCCTACAGGGCAATATTAAAAGGTCGTTATGGTTATGGCATCGAACTTAACCAACCATACTTTGTTGATGGGGCTCATTATTGCAAGGCCGCGGAAAATAAGGTATCAGCTCCTACACTTTTTGATTTGGCCGATATTGAAAAAGGAGAGGATGCAGCATGAAACTAAATCCCAAAAACAATATTTTAAAAGGTGAAGCTCCTGAAATTGGCAACCCTACACAAATTAAGAAACTGCAAGATCATGAACGTTATGAAAATGAATTTTATGAATGGGGTATAGAATTACGTGATCATAAACATGTTAAATGTTCGGCGAGGTTTCAAATTTACTTTACCTGTGCCGAATGCGGCAACCCTGATGTAAATATCGAAATTGAAATGGATAGTATTACAGAAAGCGAAATGGCAATTGACGATAGTGACAACAACGGAAAATGTAATTTTTGCAATACTGAATATGAGTTTGAAGATGGCTTAATACAAGTTGTTAAAAATCCCCTTCACCCTGAAAAATTAAACAAGGAGGATGCAGCATGAGAAACCTTTTTCTACATTCTGAGGGTGGCGGCTTTAGTACAATAAGCTCTTGGGAAATAAATGATATACTATCTAAACTTCCGCAAGAAATAGATGAAAGTATCGAAGCATTCGTCGTTGATTTATTTAGTGGATTCGGGGGAACCAGTTTTGGGTATGAGGATGTTGAGGTTGACGGAAAACACATTATTAAAGTTATATTTTGTGTGAACCATGACAGCGTAGCAATTAAATGCCACATGCTTAATCATCCCCATGCTTTACACGCAATTGAGGATATAAGAACATTAAATCTCGACGTCTTAAAAGCCGTTGTCTCTCATTATCGTAAAATATACCCAAATGCTAAATTAAAGCTATGGGCATCCCTTGAATGTACAAATTTTAGTAAGGCTAAAGGCGGTTTATCACGCGATCCTGACAGTCGGACGCTTGCAAATCATTTATTTAGATATATCGAAGCTATTAACCCTGATTATGTAATGATAGAAAATGTGGTCGAATTCATGTCATGGGGACCTGTCAAGATCAGGATTAAAAAACATATAAAAGAAGATTTGGCAAATTGTATTTATGCCAATACTGAACTTAAAACCGGGATAGACAAAAAAACAAAGCTCGAGTGCTATTGGTGGCAACCGATATCCACCTTAAATGGTTCAAAATGGATGCAGTGGTGTGAACGCGTTGAATCTTATGGTTATGAATCACAATGGAAAAGGCTTAATAGTGCTGATTATGGAGTAGCTCAAACCAGGGACCGTCTTTTTGGGTGCTTCGCAAAGAAAGGGTTACCAATAGTATGGCCTAAGCCAACCCACTCCAAAAATGCCAAGCCTGATATGTTCAGTGACTTACAACAATGGAAAGCTGTCAAAGAAGTTCTTGATTTAAAAAACATAGGAGAAAGTATATTTAATAGGGACTTGAATACAAATTTACGTAAGCAGGATAGAAAACCGCTTTGTAAAAATACCATGAAGCGGTATTATAAAGGTTGCATTAAAATTATTGCCGGTGGAGAGAAGAGATACCAGCAATTGAAAGATCAATATCAAAAGAATTTTCCTACACAGTTTGTCGATAATTATTACGGAAATGGTGAATGTAGATCGATTGAGGAACCAAATGGTACGGTGCCCACTCATGACAGGTTTTCTTTATTTACGGCTGAACAGTTTATAGATGAAGCGTATTCATGCAGTGATGGAAAGTCAATTAATCAACCGTCTGGCACGCTTTTACAGGTTCCAAAACAATCGTTGATGACAATGCAGCCCGTAATAATAAATACAAGCTATAGTAATAATGGATCATCAATAGATGATCCAGCACCTGTAGTTACAGCAGACCGCCATTATCATTATATACTTAATCCATCACATGGTGGTCACTGCACAAATATTGAGAGACCGAGCCCGGTAGTAATTGCAAGACAAGATAAGGCGCCTCTTTACTTAATAACTGCAACTACAGGTAAATTTCAAATTCCTGTTTATAAAACAGATTGCGAGTATACAATTAAGTTAAAAGAATTCATGGCGGTCATGGGGTTTTCAAATATCTATATGCGGATGTTTGAGATAATTGAACTATTACTTATTCAAAGCTTTCCTAAAAATTATAAAATGATAGGCTCAAAATCAGAGCAAAAGAAATTTATAGGGAATGCCGTGGCTTGTGCAGTAGTTACCGCAATGGGTAAAGAATTTATTTATGAATGGAGATATTTAAGGGGGTTAGCAGCATGATACAGTTAAAACCTCTTAAACTGGAATTATCTGAAAAGAAACGTCAGGATGTGGTCAACTCTATAAAAATCATCGGCGTGTTGGCTGAAATGATTAAAGTTGAACATCAGAGTGAGCTCGTTGATAGTACTTTTAAAAACGCTATTGTAAATCAAAAGGCCAAAAGAATCAAAGAAGATGCAATCGGCATTATCCGGGACCTGTCAACTAATCAGCGCGTAAACATCCGTTTCCTTGATGATAATTATATCGAAGATTACGCATGTGAATTGCACCGGGTATTTACCTTTTTTGTTGGGTTGCCGCTTGACCAGGTTAAAGAGGCAATGGATAATTTGATCACTGCAAAAATATCTATTGAGGCAGAAAGCAATAATAGTCCTTCCGATTTATGGCAGGTTGTTCATGATACAATAGTGGGCGGCTTACAAGGCGCTGAACTTGAAAATAAAACCCAAGAACAAGGTATTGCTTACGCGACCGACGCAATTTGTGAATTGGTTAAACATAGTGTAACTGATATTTAAAATATGAGAATCGGTATTGTACAAGTCGACGGCGATATGCCGAACATGGCATTGATGCAAATTTGTGGCTATCACGAAGCGTTAGGCGATAATGTTGAATGGTGGCAAGGTCCGTTATTTAACGAGCGCTACGATAAAATATATGCTTCAAAGATTTTCAGTTTTTCAAAATTACCGCAATTACCTGATAATGCCGTTATAGGCGGTACCGGTATTGATTATAAAAACAAGCTTCCAATAGAAATGCAAGGTAACTTACCGTCATATACTTTATATCCTGATTGCAATTTTCACATTGGTTTTTCAATGAAAGGCTGTAGGTATAAATGTGAATTTTGCTGTGTGCCTCAAAAAGAGGGACGGCCATATTTTAACAGTTCGATCGCTGATTTACTGTTAAATCCAAATGGCAAAAACCGGTTAATGTTACTTGATAATGATTTCTTTGGTATAACCAATTGGGAGGAAAATCTACAGGAGATAAACCGGCTTAAATTAAAAGTTTGCTTTGCTCAGGGCATAAACATTCGTATAATTTCAGATCGGCAAGCAAAAGCATTAGCGGAAACTAATTTCTATAATACAAAGTTCGACCAGCGATACGTAACATTTGCTTGGGATGTTTTCGAAGATGAAAGGCCAGTAATGCGAGGTATTAAAAGGTGTAACGATGCCGGCATACCCTGCAATAAAATGCAATTTTTCGTACTTATCGGACATAAAAGCACACACGAACAAAATATAGAGAGAATTACCAAGCTTAAAAATATGGGTTGCCTGCCGTTTGCAATGCCTTATGATAAAAGTGATCCTTATCAAAAAGCATTTGCCAGGTGGGTAAACCAACGTGCCGTATTTAATAGCTGCTCATGGGATGATTACAAATACAATAAGTTTCAATTTAAAGCTACTATACAAGCCAATTAATAATATAACTATATGGAAACCGAATTAAAAACAGAAAACAACTTTTTAAAATTAGTTGAATCTCAACCGCCACGTCTAGTTTATCAATATCATTTTTCCGGCGCGGAGGATACAGTTAAAAGGATTCTTGATTATTATAATGTAAGTCATGAGTTCATAAAAACGCCATGCCGGCAACCTGATGTTGTCGAAGCTAAAAGAAAAGCAATGTACATTCTTTGCAAATATTTCGATTGTAAGCTTATAGAAATTAGTGGAATGTTTGGCGTTGATCATTGTACGGTTATCTATCACCGGGAACGGTTAGAGCAACTCATATTCGTCTATGCAAAAGAAAAACGAGAGCTAAACAAGCTTATAGAATTTTTACAACTGGAAAAACCAGTGGCTGAATTACCGGGAGAATAAAAAGTACTGACCCTAATATCTAACTAATTAAACTTATACCATAATGGGCAAGGAGACTTTTTATTTTTCCCATGATTACGGCTCTCGTAATGACCCCAAATTAATTAAAGTCCTGATGAAGCTTGGACAAGCTGGCAAGGGTGTTTATTGGGACTTGGTCGAGATGCTTTATGAACAGGATGGACAATTAACTTTAGTAGAAATAGAAAGTTATGCGTTCGCATTGCGAGTGGATTGCGACATAATAAGATCACTTGTTAATGACTTCAATTTGTTCGAAACTGATGGAGAATTCTTTTGGTCTGCGAGCGTAAACCGCCGCTTAGATCAACGAAAAGAGAAATCAGATAAGGCCGCAAAAAGTGCAAATGAGCGATGGAGTAAGCCTAAAAATTCGAACGCAATGCGAACGCAATCCGATAGCAATGCTATAAAGGAAAGTAAAGTAAATAATAATAAAGAAAAGGATAATAAAGAAAATAATACTTCTGAAAAATTAGTAGTAGTCGATTTTGAGGTAGCCAATAATTTTTTTATTGAATCAAGAAATTGCAGGGTATTGCAGGAAATAAATAAAATACCTCAGGATGATATATCAATTTATTTCAAGCGGTTTTTTGATGAAAAAATTGATATTGGGGAGTTAAATAATAAATCACCTGGTGACATAGTAAAGCATTTTACAATGTGGTTACCTAAAATTTTATTATCAGAAAAAAATAACTCCAACCCCTTCAAAAAAAACAATGACCGGGCGACGGCAGTAACCGAAAGCTTTTCACAAGTACAAAGGAGATCAACAACATGAACAATCTAAACAATAGCCAATCAAAACAAAACGCCGAAGAAATGGTCGGACAGGAAATATTTGATATAGTAAAAACCTCAATATCCAAATGTTTTCTTGATCTTAATAAAGAGCCCCTTCCAAAAAATTCATCTGAACATTTAATAAACGGTATTACAGACACTATAATTAAGTTTTTTCCGTCATTAAAAACAAAAGAGATCCCGGAGATATTCGCTAACGGTGTGCGCGGCGAGTATGGGGATTATTACGGGTTAAGCGTGATAACGTTTGAAAACTTTATCAAAGCTCATTTGGCCCGGGTTAAAAGCAAAACTAAACCAACAGCTGAGCCATCACCGGAGCCGACGCCTGATGAAAAATTCGATACCGGCAAAGCTTTGTTTGTAAAACTTATAAAAAAGTATCAGGCATCCGGAACAATAGATATTTCCGCATCAGCTATTTATGAATTTATTAAGCCTTTGGGTTTAATAGCTAGTTCTTACAAGCAGGGAGTTTACCGGGAAGCCATGAATAAAACCATAGCTCAAAAAGAAATAGAGTTAATCAACTGTACGGATTTGATTCGCCGAAGGTTACTTAACGGCGCTTTAGAATGCCTAAAAAGTAATATCGAAAAGGATATGATCACCGTTGAGCAAAATAATGAAATCGTAAGGACCGGTAAAAGTATAATTCTACAGTACTGGTTTAATGATTTGCTTATTGATGATACTGACATTGATCAGTTGATCGAAGAGAAACGGTCCTATTACGTTGAAACCCTAATTAATAAATAAAATGAAAAAGCTAATTTATATCCTTGTCATAGCTTTAATAGCTACTGCAGTAATCGAACGCCGGCAGAAACAAAAAGTCCAAAGTCAATTACCTGTAAAAACGTCACGCGTCGATACAGGTGATTTCGAGCCAGGCGATACGGTAAACTGGAATGACGATCATTCGCCAATAAGGAAATAAGTAATGAAACGCCGTGAAGTATTTACGGAAGATCTGCTGAAACAACGCGGCTTCGTCGAATATGAACTGGATAAGTTCGGACCCGCGGCCCGCGTAACTGAAATAGAAAAAACAGTTACCAAAAAGCGAAAGAAAGCTAAAGGGGAAAAAGAACAAAGGTTTGACCCGTTCATGATGTTATGTGAAATAGAGCTCAAAGTCAAACCGGTCCCTGAATATAAATTTAGCAAAGACCGAAAGTGGAGAATGGATTACGCTTTTATTAAGCAAATGGTCTTTTTGGAAGTTGAGGGCGGCGTTTGGACAAATGGCCGGCATACACGCGGTAAAGGATTTATAAAGGATATGGAAAAATACAATGAAGCCGCGGCGCAAGGTTGGTCACTTATCAGGTGTGTACCGTCCGACCTGGTTAATGGTAAAGCAATTAAACAACTAAAACAAATCATAAAATAAAACATGGAAAACTTAAACATTACAATCGACAAAATTCTATTAGAGGAAAAATCAAGAGAGTTTGCAACAAAAGGGGCTCTTAAAGCAATCGAAGAATATTATACCGGTTATGATTCTCCTTATAAAAAAGCTATCAGCGAAAACTTATCGAAGAACACAATTGATAGCTATTCTTTCAAGTTACCTGATATAATTGCTTTGGTGAATGAACATTTGACTATAGAAATAGATAAAATAGCTAATACGGCTGTAGCAAAAACATTTATACCGCTGGTTGCTCAGCTGCTTACCCGGCAAGCAAAGGAAGCTAATTTTTCGGATATTCTTAAAAAGTTCATAGAAACAGCCGGTTACGACAGTAAAGAAATAGACAACTTTTCAGTAAATATAAAAAAGGAAGCAAAATGGGGTTGGCTTAGTATAACAATTGAGGATGATAAGCGGGAATATTCATTCACCCTTCATGAAGAACATGACTCTAAAAAAACCGGCAATCTTAAATATCAGCTTTTATCGTTACCGTCTTGTGAAAAAACTGATAATAGAATGATGCGATTACAGCTTGAAGGGGCGTCGCTGGAGCTGCCTTTTACACGCGACATCTTAAGAGACAACTTTGTTACGTATCTCGCTGGCTATGTAATTTCAGATACTATTATCACCATTGATACAGACGAATTTGATAATAATATGTTTCCTGAAACCTGTCATTGCCATTAATTAAAACATTATCACTAAAAATAAAACATGCAGACATATCAACAAAGAGTGCAACAATGGGTAACCGAAGCTTTCGGCCCAAAGGTTGCCAACGATAAAAAAGAACGTGCTTACCGGTTTATTGAAGAAAGTATAGAGCTTGTTCAATCAACCGGCCTTACCAAAGAAGATGTATTAACCATGGTCGATTATGTTTTTGGCCGGCCTGCAGGAGAGCCTTATCAGGAAATCGGCGGCGTAATGGTTACGCTGGCTTCATTAACGGAAGTGCAAAATCTTGACTTAACCGAATGCGCAGAAATGGAGCTCGAGAGAGCAATTCTTAAAACCGATAAAATCAGGGCAAAGCAAAGGAGTAAACCACATTCCATAAAAACAACAGCATAAAGCTATGGCATTTAAAAGTTATCGAAAAGAAAGCCGGGATAATAATTACGGCACGAGTTCGGGCGAATCGCTAACAAATGAGCAAATTAATTTAGGCTGCAACCTGCGTATTGCTGATGCCTTGGAAACAATCGCCCAGGATAAAAAAATCCTTGAAAGCGAAATTAAACATTTGCAATCCAGTAATGATTTTTTGAGAATTAGAAGAGATCAATTACTGGACGAACTTAAAAGCGTAACGGCGTCCCGAAATACTTACCGGTCACTTTACAATAAAACAAAAACAGAATTATCTAAACTCAAACAATAACCAATGAACTTAGGATTTAAACAACAAATAAACGGCAAGCCGACTTTCTTTCCTGAAAAGATAATAGCCGGCATTGATTTATACGATCATCAAAAAATGACGCTTAATGATTCATTAGGAGATGTCATCAACCCAACTGACGATCAATGGGACGCGGGAAGCTGTAACCCACTATTTGAACATCAGCCAAAATTACACACTATCCGGGAAGATAAACATAACCGCTGGAAAGCAGGCAATTTAATTCACTTCGGTATCAATATCAGAACCCCTAATTATTTAAGGTTTGCCCCTGTGACAGAATGTAAAAGCGTTCAGCAATTTGAAATCATTTACTATGAATGCATAGACCCAGGAGAGGGAGAGTTATTTGAAATCAAAATTGATGGCCGAGTACTTAATATGGCCGAACAAATAACATTAGCTATTAACGATGGGTTTGAAAATCTCGGTGATTTCTTAGAATTTTTCAATAAAGATTTCACCGGCAAAATAATTCATTGGACTGATTTAAAATATTAATATGCAAAAGATAAAAATAGAACTATCGCCGCATGATGCTATGTTATTGGCATCGTTCCACGCCGAATTTGCAGGCGACCTGGTAGGTGATAACCGCTTTATATCTCTCAACGTAGCAATTAATAATTATTTCGAACAGGTCGTTAAGAACATGGATGATACCAAGCTAGATGATGCTATGGCTGAAATAGAAGTAAATATTTTATTAGGAAGATCACCCGAACGCCCATAAATAATCAACATTAACAAAGATGAACACACAAGAAGCAAAAGCTATTTTTTTCGCACAATATTATAACCAAAAAGTACTTTACTATCCTGAAAAGATCGGCATTGGTGATTGTGTTATAGGTGGAATTATCGAAATGGTTGAATACGAGTATTTTGATGACGCTTATTTACTTCTTCGCTCACTAGAGCAATTGACGGATGAAGAGAAAATAATGTTTTCTTTTATGAATGGAGATACTGATGATGAATGGGAAGAAGATCAACTCATAAGTATAGCCACCCATCACTTAAAGGATTTTAAAAGGGGGCTGGATTTTTCAATAAATATTTACCAATACCTTTTAAGAATCGGAATCCTTTTACCGTTCACCTACCTTGACACCGAACAAAAACCAATAACACTGCAGCCGAATCAGATTATAGAAATGGGTTGGGCAAAAATAAAATAATCAATAAACAGAAATGATAACAGAAGAACAATTTAAAAACTACATCGACCAGCTATCAGATAGCTACGAGAAAATTAAAGATATAGCTCAAAAAGGCGATTATTTCATTACACCGACTGTTCAGGACATGTTGGGTGAACTAGCGAACTTTAGAGATATAGCTTGTACCGCGTTACGCGAATCTCACATTACTAAAAACTTTAACGACAATTAATAAACATTAATCATGAAAACTGGAATAGAACTAATCACAATTAAACGGGAGTCGCACCCAGCCAAGGGCTTTGATAGCGAACATGACAAACAGCACACTCCTATGGATTTTATAAATGCCGCAAAAGCATATATGTATGGAGAGAGGTATTCATGGCCATTTGATAGACAATCTTTTAAATTAGGAAGTCGAGAGGAAAATTTAGCTAATGCCGGTTCAATGATTGCAGCTGCCATCGATCGTTTACAAAGTCAGGACAACTTTGACGATTTGGACTTATCCATCCCTTGTTACAGCTAATTATTATGTGAAATCACATGGTATACATACCAACGATTCCGACAAAACCGACAACTTAAAAAAATGGCAGAAATAATTCGGAATTGGCAACCAAATTAATAAACGTTTAAGCAAATAATCTAACATAATATATTGATAATTAACTAGATAACACTTGGTTTCTGTCAATATATTCCTTAAATTGAGAGAAATAACCATTAAAACAAAGCAATCAAAATGAAAATTACAAACAAAAAACTAATGTCAGTTAGTGAATCTGACCTTAAGAGTGGCGTTTTCTTTAACGACCAGGTTACCGAAGTAGCCGATAAATGCTTTTTAAATTTATCAGGACTTACAAAAGTTCTTTTACCTAACGTTACCAAAATAGGCAGCTACTGTTTCCGCTCAAACCCTCAATTAACCTCTGTCAGCTTACCGGCATTAACGACAGCAGGCAGCTACTGTTTCAGCTACAATGATAAATTAACCTCTGTCAGCTTACCGGCATTAACGACAGCAGGCAGCTACTGTTTCAGCTACAATGATAAATTAACCTCTGTCAGCTTACCGGCATTAACGACAGCAGGCAGCGACTGTTTCCGCTCAAACCCTCAATTAACCTCTGTCAGCTTACCGGCATTAACGACAGCAGGCAGCTACTGTTTCCGCTCAAACCCTCAATTAACCTCTGTCAGCTTACCGGCATTAACGACAGCA